AGAACTTGATGCATAGGCAGAGTAATGCATTGCATTGGTAAGGTCATGAATGTGTTGTACCGCTTAGGCTGAGCATCGAGGAATTGCAACGGTGGAGCAGGGCGGGGTGGAGTTGTGCTTTGGCTAAGTCAGGCAAAGTTTTGCCAAGTTACGCAGGGCACTGCATAGGTATTGTTCGGTATCGTGATGGCTTTGTGCAGTTTTGCTTAGGCACAGTGCAATTATGTATCGCATTGGTTTAGTGTCTTTTGGCTCGGCTATGGTAAAGTAGCGCATTGCTTGGTTTTGTTAAAGCATAGTTCCGTGCGGCTTGGTGAGGCATAGGCAAGGTTCGGTATTGCTCGGTAATTGCAGAGTGATGTAAAGAGAAGCAGCGGTTTAGTTTGGTCATGCACGGGTCAAGTAAAGTTAAGTAAGGCAACGGTAAAGTGAAGTTAGGCAGAGTGACGTAAAGTAAAGTGAAGCATCGGTTTTGTTATGTTGGGTAGCGAAGCGCATAGGTAATGAAGTGCTGAGCAAGGGTAATGAATGGCAGAGAGATGCAAGGGTTTAGTCCGGCTTGGTAAAGCACTGCACGGGTAAAGTGAGGAAGGGTTATGTTCTGCATTGGCATCGCAGAGTGATGTATAGTTTTGCGCAGGCTTGGTATGGTTACGATATGTATCGCTTGGGCAATGCCCTGTAATGTGGCTCGGAGTTGGGCGATGGCACAGCACAGATGTGAGCCGTAAAGCCTTGTGAAAAGAAAAGCAGTGAATAGAAAAGAATAGATTCTTTATAGCAAAGGATAGACTCGATCTGCTCCAGTAGGAGTAGAGGATGAAATTATTGAGTCTATTTGATGGATCGGGAGGGTTCCCATTAGCCGCATCTCTTTGCGGGATAGAACCCGTGATGGCATCTGAAGTGGAACCGTATCCAATAGCGGTGACCAAAAGCAGGTTCCCAAACATGATCCATCTTGGAGATGTGACAAAAGTAAATGGTGCGGAAATTACACCAGTCGATGTAATAACGTTCGGCAGTCCTTGTCAAGATTTAAGTGTAGCAGGAAAGCGAGCTGGACTGAAACACGAAGACAAGGGAGATGAGGAGACTACGAGAAGCGGACTCTTCATGGAGGCAATCAGGATCATAAAGGAGATGCGAGATGCTACAGCAAATAAGTATCCAAGATTTGCTCTCTGGGAGAACGTCCCAGGAGCCTTCAGCTCAAACAAAGGAGAAGACTTCAGGGTTGTCCTCGAAGAATTTATTCGCATCGTTGAGCCGACCGCCGAGATGCCTCCGGCTGAAAAAGGAAAGTGGGCATACGCAGACGCTATCGTGGGTGACGGATGGAGCATTGCTTACAGAACTCTCGATGCACAATATTGGGGAGTCCCCCAACGCCGCCGTAGAATCTACCTTGTCGCAGATTTTAGAGGCGAACGTGCACCCAAGATATTATTTGAGCGCCAAGGCTTGCAGAGGGATTTTAAGCAGGGCAGAGAGACGAGGAAAGAGTCTTCCACCAATGCTGAAGGAGGCGCTTGAACAGCAGATTGCAGCGAGCGAGGAATAACCGTCTATACACTCCAAGACCGTGAAGGTAGGCCTGGGGGGGGAAGGGACCATTGATACAGAAAGATAAGAGCGCATCCCTTCGGACAAATAATTACCAAACTGTGTTTGCACCTGTCTATGCAGTGGATCAATACAACGGTGATATGGATAAAGTCGAAGCTACACTTGGTGCTAACTGCGGAATTTTGACGGGAAGGAATGCCGTGATGGTATGTGATGCAAGAGGTAATGGTGATGGAAGCACTGTTGGAACTATTACCGGAGACCACGAGAATCGAATCACAGACTTCTCGCATATCTTAATCCAATCTATTGGGATAAATGGTGAAATCGCAGGAACATTGGATTCTTTATACTACAAAGGTTGCGGTATGAGACAAAATGTAGAGCGTGATGTCGTAGCTGTTCCGATTCACGACCAAGCGACAAGGTTTCAAGGCAAGAGGGGAAAAATGAATGATGGCAAAGGAAATGGATTAGGTGTTGGAGACACAAATGACCCGATGTTTACGCTGACTGGCGGGGATCATCACGCTGTAGCTATTGGTAACGGTCAAATGTGTAATATCACAATGAAAGAAATAGCAAACAGTCTTGATTGTATGCATGACCAGCAAGCGGTGATGAGGATGGAGAATGCAAAGTATATCGTGAGACGACTCACTCCAACGGAGTGCTGCAGGTTGCAGGGTTTCCCAGATGGGTGGGGAGAGATAGATCACAAAGATAGTTTTTCCAAAGAGGAATGTAATTTCTGGAATGAAGTCAGGAAGACATTCGCAGAATTTACAGGAAAGCCTGTAAAAGAATACACGGAAGAACAGCTGCTGAAATGGTACAACGGACTGCATACAGACAGTGCGGAATATAAGATGTGGGGCAATGGAATCGCTCTGCCGACTGCACTGTATGTGATTGAGGGAATAGCTGAGGAATTAAATGAAGACTGTGACTGAAAAAAGATTCGGCGAGTATCACGAGGATGATGTGTCCGTAACGATTCGGGCAAAGTCCGGCACTTACGGTGGAGGAAGCGAAGTGCTCGTCATCTGCTGCGGTGACCAACCAATTAAATTAAAAGACTGCAATCGGGAGTAATCCCGTTAGCATAGGGACCGAGCTGGACAATACTCCTTATACCAAGACTACATGACCAGAAGGCGGCGATCCATAGACCCAGCTCGCTCCCTGCCGCCAATTTACGGAGGATGAAATGACTGTACTTGAGAAGACTGCTGGAGTCATGACGGATGCAAGAAGTTCATCAACGGTATCCGTGGTAGCAAGAATTACATCGACTGATGTAGAAAAGACCTTATCCCTGGAGTTTATGGGAATGAGAATTACAGTCCCATACGTAATTATCGAAGACATGAATAAACGTATCGGGGTATAGCGCAGTTTGGTAGCGCATCTGCCTTGGGAGCAGAGGGTCGCAGGTTCAAATCCTGCTATCCCGACCATTATTTCTGGTGTGCGAAAGGAGAACACGATGAATAAGGAAAAGTCTATGGAACTTCTTGACTTCCTGAAGGAACTTGTTGAGGACGAAGATGTAGATGTCGAAGTCCATGAGTGTGGGTGTGATGTCTGCGAAGACAGATATCCAAATCCTCTTCCCGATAGCAGTTTTGCCATCATGCTTGCGGATCAGTATACACTCGGTATCATGGAGGCTGCAAAGAGACTGCTGCGGAAGATGAGAAACTGCTCTGATGAACTGAGGATCATCTTTGACATTGAGTTAAGAGATTAGGTATCGAGACCCTTAGGTGCTTGGGTCATATTCGATATAGAGACCGAGTGGCCACGCATTTGCGAAATCACACAAAAACACTTACCCCACCGAACCATAGATGCCACTCGCTCTCTGGTGGGGGCATGGGCAGGTATGCAAACAGGTTGAAGCAAGCGGACTGTAAATCCGTGACCCAAGTGGTAAACGATGCTGGTTCAAATCCAGCCCTGCCCACCAATCGGCATGGCGTGGGGAGTAGGTTCAGATAGTTCAATCGGTTAGAACACCTTCGAAAGAGGGAGACACGGTTCGAGTCCGTGAGAACTGAAACCCTACCTAAACCGAATATGGGATATTAGCTCAACGGTAGAGCAATCGGCTGTTAACCGATAGGTTGTAGGTTCGAATCCTACATATCCCGCCAATGACTTCGGTGGCGGAATATGTAGACGCACTGTTGAGTAAGCAACGGTGGGGTGCACTTACTTGGTCATCTTATGCAGGGTGAAAATCCTTGCCCGAAGTCAAATGGGGGTGTAAGCGTAAGCAAAGAGGCGTTTGATGATTACATGCGCAGGTATGCTAAAGACAACAACGGGCCTCATCAACCCGGAACGCAGGTTTGAATCCTGCTACCTCCACCACTCCAACAAGCGTGAGGTTAATCGCTGGTCAATGTCTGTCTACCATATACAGGCAAGGTTCACCCGTACCTCTGCAGAATTGGAAACGGGCTATGTGGAAGTAAGCCTAATTGGTAAGGCACGGCACTGCTAATGCCGGAGTAGCGGAGTGATCCGTGTGTGGGTTCAAGTCCCACCTTCCACGCCATGCCGAAGTAACAGTAGGCCGCAAAACAAAGAAAACTATGTCAATCCTTTTCTTGACCCTGCTTAATTGAGTTTCTTTTGGAAAGACCAGTGCTTGGGCGCAGGAGCCAGTTAATCGTCTGCGCCATTATGCCGATATACTCAAGTGGTTTAAGAGGTCTGTCTTGAAAACAGAGAGGGATGTAAAAGTCTGCGTGGGTTCAAATCCTACTATCGGCGCCAGCTACACCGAGCGGTGATAGCGTTGAGACTGATGACGGGGCGGTCGCATAATAATACCTCGTCGCAAGCCACTTTAGTCTAATTGGTAGAATGCTGGCTTTGTAAACCAGAAGATGTGGGTTCGAATCCCACAGGTGGCTCCATAGCCGTTTAGCCAAGCGGTAAGGCAGGGGATTTTGATTCCCCCATGCGCAGGTTCGAATCCTGCAACGGCTGCCATATTTATTTTCGGGAAGATTTAAGGAGTAGGCAATGGGAACTTACAAACTGAATCAGGAGGACTTTGGCACACTTTGTATCTGTGCTATCCGATATTGCCAAGGGAGGCAGAGTTATATGCCTGATCTTGTGCGTGCCATCATCAGCCCACACTTGGAGGAGCTGAGTGACAAAACCATCTATGTGATGATACAGGATTGTGACTTTCAAAAGCGGATGCACTTATATGGTGATCCAACGATTGACAAACCTGGTTGGATTAAGTGGGAACAGGAACTGCTGAAAGAGAAGGCAAGACGGAATGGGTAAACCGAAGTATATAGATGCAGAGGGGTTTATACGCAAAATCGGACACGATTTGGAACTGAGTAGTTGTATGCCGGAAGATTGGTGTAGAGGGGTTAGGTTCATTCTTTATCGTATAAAGAATGAACTCGCCGCCGATGTAGTGGAAGCATCAAGGGTGAGACAAGTCCTGTTAGAAGAGTTTGGCAATGAAGAGGAAGAAGCAGTAGATGCGCTGATGGAGAGAATGCAATGAGTAACCCGAAGTACATAGATGCAGATAAGTTTTGGGATCGTCTTATAAGCGTGAGCGAAAACGATTGGGTCGGGTTTGACACCATAGATGAGGTGTTATCGGGAATGCCATCCGAGCAACGGTGGATACCAGTTACAGAGAGATTGCCTGAAGAAGAGGGGCAGTACCTTGTGTCCTGCAATAACGATTACGAGGTAGAGATTGGACGGTTTTACATTGATGGCGAGGACGAACGTTGGTTTAATTGCGATTGGAGTAACCCCGAAGATGTAGTGGCGTGGATGCCTTTACCCGAACCATACAAGTAAGGTGAGGAATAATGAACTGCGAGAAGTGCAGATGGTACAGAACTATATACAACACCAAAGGAATAGGGAACTGGTATGTTTATGGCAGATGCCTTATGGGTGGTTGCAACGGGGAGCAGTATGAACCGAGAGAGGAAGATAAGCAGAATGAATGACGATACCATAAGCAGACAGGCGGCGATAGATGTTCTTGAAGAGCGACTCCAAGCAAACGGCTACTCAAATACCGCTTTGGTTTCGGAATTAAATAGAAGCATTGGATATTTGATGCGGTTGCCGTCCGCAGAACGGCGGGGACGGTGGATGCGGCTTGGGAACACATCATTTTACACGTGTTCGAAATGTGGCCGATTTGTTGAGACATATAACATCGAGGAATATCCCTATTGCCATTGCGGAGCGAAGATGGGAGGAGCAGAAGAATGACAAACACCGAAGCGATTGAAACATTGAGAGCAAATTATCCAGATGCCTGCTTTGAGCAACTTAGAGAAGCGGTGGACGAGGCGATAGTGGCACTTAAAGCACAAAACACCTCAGGAGACACCATCAGCAGACAGGCGGCGATTGATGTACTCATAGAATTAAGTGTACAAAGGGATGCGTGGGACAGCCAAGAAGGTTTTGCACAAAAAAAAGGGATTAACGCCTCGATTTGTGCGATAGAAGATTTACCATCCGCAGAGCGGCGTGGCAGTTGGGTCGGTATTGACGACGAGCCATGCGATGTGTGGGAATATGACCGATGTGGGCACATCGTAGAGAGAGAATGTCCACCGAGGTTTTGCGAGGAGTGCGGCGCACGAATGGAGGTGGAATAAATGGGCGCATATGAAATTACCGGCGCATTTCACGTGGGTCAGTATGTTGTATACAGAAACGGCGACAAATACGAACTGGGTCGCATCGCCAGCCTAAAACAGCAATGTGCGTTCGTCTGCTACCACGAAGGCGAAACGGCAGCGGCTACACCATACGACACCATACACCCGCTGGTAAATGCGTACACAATCAAAAGCACCACCCTGGGCGGTGGACGATTCGATGAAACGAGAGGAGAAGAAGAATGAACGAATGCGTAAAAATGTCTACAGTAGCTAATGAACTTGGAGAACTGGATCGCTTATCGGCTCAGTTGTTAAGTGAGAGTAGAGATATCGCAGAGTATGTTTGCGGTCAAGAGCCACAACCAAAATGTGATGAGCCGCCTGTGATGAACCTTCCTTCCGCAATCTATAGCCGATGTGTCATGTTAAGAGAGGTTCTTGATAATCTATTGCATGTCAAAGAGACGCTTGGCTTTGCTGATATTCCTTCAAATGGGAGGTCGATGAGTGAAAATTGTATTAGATAAAGGTGCATTCGAGCCAGTAAGAGCACATGAATATGACGCAGGTCTTGACCTGAAATCTCCCGTGGATATCGTGGTTCCTGCGAATGGAAGCGTAACGATTGACACTGGGGTGCATGTGCAGATTCCTGTAAGTCATGCAGGATTCCTTAAAAGCAAGAGCGGATTGAATGTCAAGCACGGAATTACGTCTGAGGGTGTAATTGATACAGGGTACACTGGTTCTGTCGTTGCGAAGTTGTATAATAACAGCAGGAAGAACTACTCGATTCATAGGGGTGACAAGATCACTCAGCTCGTTATCCTTCCAATCTATCTGCCGGAGTCAATTGATTTAGTGGATACCTTGGAGGAAACTGAACGAGGAGATAATGGATTCGGCAGCACAGGAAAGTGAGAAATTACAATGGACAACGTAAAAGACGCAAGATGGGCGTGGGACAAAGACGGAGATCATTACTGTTCTGTTTGTAAAAAGAAAGCATTCAAGAAGAGAGATGAGGAGCTGGACGAGGACTCTGAAGTTACCGAGTGGCTGACTCCATTCTGTCCTTGGTGCGGAACTAAACTCTATGGGTAAAGGAATCAAGGCAAAGAAGAAGGGTAAAAAGCCATCTGTCACGATGACAAACGGGCAGATGAATAAACTTAAAGAGGAATCGATTTGGTGGGCGATGATCCTATTTATGGCTACAGCGATGGACGAAATGGATTGGACTGAAGATGATATCGTTAGGTTCTCCGAAAGACTTGATAGATATATGTCCGCAGTACAAGATCATACCATCACCATCAACAAGGTATCGCAGGTCATAGAAGAAACGATAGGCGTGAAGATTTACATGCACTAATGTAAAAGGGGGTGTCAGGGTGCAGAAAAGATATGCTTTGCGTAACATAGCGATAGCGCTCGCTCTGACCCACAAAGAGAGACTGCATCGTGTTGAGGTTCTTAATGATTTGATTCAATCAAAGGCGGCTTCTTATCGGTCGCCATCAAACGTAGACGGGTTCCCACACGCAGCAGGAGCAGGGGACCCAGTAGGGTCTGCCGTTATCGGGATGGAATTTGTGAAAGCTCAACGGGACGCAGAACAGAACAGGATCAACGCCGTAGATTGGGCGCTCAAATATGTCTGTGACTATCAGCGGCCAGAAGACGAGCAAGCAATCCGTGAGGCGTTGCTGACTTACTTTGAGGACAAGGACGCAGCCAATGCCATCATAGATTCAAGGACTTCTATCTCGCAGCCAGCTTTCATCCTGATGAGGCAGAATTTTATACGGCAAATTTTGAAGTATTTGCACTTGACAAATTGATACGAATAATCTATACAAAAGAAAAGACCAGCCGTTTGACTGGTCTTTTCTATGCCCTGTGAGCCTCTGTAGCTTGATTTAAGAGACTTTTTGTATGGTGGTCGATAAGTTTATCGATTGTATAACACTTCGATGATTTTCGCTCCTCTTTCATCCACTCTGTGGCGATGTCCGTCAATACCTGAGGTAAACCATTTCGTGAGACCGTTTCCATTGATCTCTACATCTTCCTGAACGATCTCATATCTGTCTTCCCAAGTAGCGATGTATTCCATCCTGTATTTTGGCTTCCGCTTCTCTGGCTTCCTGTTGTACTTCTTGAGAAGGATTTCAAGAGACTCATCAGTGAGATTGCCTATGGCTTCTTGGTTCATTGCGTAGACGTCTTTGCCGTTCTTGGTTCCAACCATCTTCAGGAATTCCCGTTTCATCAGCGGACCACTAAAGGCTGGGATGATGTAGCCACGTTTCAGTTTCGGGAGGTTTTTGTCCTGTCTGTAGTGGATTATGCCGTAGTAGATATCGCTTCTTGACCAATCTTTGTACGGCTTCTCTTCAAGATAAACTTTTCCGTAGTCTTTCATTTTAGAACTCCATCATTACCACTGGGTGAGATGTTCCGTGTGTCCGATCTATAACCATGTAGACATTATCCATGATGGTTTTTACATCTTCATCTGTAATTCCTACAGTCTCTCCTTTATCGTTTCCGTGGGTGAAGATAAGGTTTCCGAAGAGCATCGGGTGTGTTGCCGAGTCGATTGCGCTTACTCTTGGATGGTCCACAAGCAGTCCTTCATCGTCGCAGTAGATATCGAAGTAGGTGTCGCCGACTTTTCTGCTTACGATGTCAATGCATCTGCAGTTGAGTAGATCATAGTACGCATCCAGTTTGTTGTCCATCTCGATTTCGATGGCGTCTTTTTCGTTCACGAGAAATGCTTTCATTTTTACGTTCCTTTCTGTAAATCTTGGCTTTATGTTCCTGGCTTTTTACATCCAGCTGTGTAAATTCCATCTCGGCAGGAAGCTTTCATTACTGAAGATCAAACCTTCAAACTCGATCCACTTTCCCGTAAGCATCAAGTTTCCGTTGCCGTCCAGTACTGCAAGCCTTGATCCGATTGTTAACTCGCTAATCAATTGCCTGTTCCCTTTGTCGTGGATCGCATCTTCATCATCAAATATCCACGACAGATAGCTTGCGATAAAGTTCTGTGTATCGGTATAGTTGTCAGGCTCGCATCCGGGCTGGTGGATCACGCCGTTGTGAGCGACTCCAATCTTGCATTCATCTTCCAGTTTCAGCATGTCTTCCCGCTTATCTGTCAGCGGATACGGGTGGCACATTTCAGGTTTTACACCTGCTCCTGTAGAAATTCTGCAGTGGTAAACAACTACATCATCCTCTGTAAATTTCTCTGCCTTGACCGCCTTCAGGAATTCAGCCTCTTTCATGAATCCTTTTCTGATCTGCACCTTGCCGTCTCTGGCGAACATGTAACCTGCACCGTGCGGATTGTTCCTGAACATTGTCTGCAGGATATCGAGGTCTGGTTGCTCGGCTCCTTTTCTGCTTACACAAATAACGCACATATTCTTTTCTCCTTTCTTCTGTGACCCATCTCAATCTTGTTTTGAGGTGGGTTAATCATCCTTGTCGATAAACTTATCGATTGAATATAATCGACTTCCAAATCGCCGATTTTTATCGGCAACTTGGAAGCGGATTATAAATCCGCTCTTGGTTATTCATCGCCGAATCTCAGGAAGATGTTGTCGTAGTAGGAAAAGGCATCGTCTCTGAGCTCGTGTTTCTCGCATTCACATACCCACATAGCCAAATCCTGCAGGCTTTCAAAGTCGTGGTTTATATGTTCATCGCCATCGATTTCAAGGATAAGTTCCTTAGAATCTGTATTCACAAACCATTCGAGTTTGTCGTTTGTTGTTGTGTATTTTCCCAGTGTGATATGATCTAAGTTCTCAAGGTTAATATCTTTGTCTTCTCCATATTCACTGTGAAAATACATCTCAAGTCCGTATAAACAATTCGCTAATGCCAGTTCCTTATTATTAAAACCTGCAAGCGGTTTTCCATTGAGAACACAATCTTTGTACTTCTCCAATAACTCCTTACCATTCATCTTTTCTCTCCTTTTACATTGGTTGTTGTAATTCTTTAGTTATTCCAAATCGATATCCCGTTGCGCTTAAAACATTCGTTCCACATGTCAACGACCATTTGTGCTCGTTTCTTTGTGGTGTAAATGTTTGCATGTTCGATTCCGCTTATCGCATCAAATGCACTTAATGCGTTTTCGCTTTCTGTGAGCGTGACCACCATTGCATAGTCGCCCTGATCTGTGTGGGCGTGCACTGCTGCGTATGTTTTCTGCATTGCTTTTCTCCTTTGCTTTTTACACTGTGGGCTGTAACTTATGCCGTATGAGTGGACCATACATCATAGTGTTCAGACGGCTCTGCATCAGGATTGATTGTCATTCCCTTTTCTATGTTGTTCTTTGCGGTGCTTTTGATAGCGGGCCATTTATCCATTGTTACCAACTGATCTAATGCGGCTTGTCTCGTTGTTGTTCTCCACCGCAGGCAGGCATAGCCCGTTGTTAGTTCCGTTACCATCCATTCGCCTGAATCTTCAATCTTTCCACTAAACATTCCCCACTTACTTACGCCGAACAGTAAACCGTCCACGGAAACGACGTAACCAGGAATGCTCTTCACTACATACTCGCCATGTAAATTACATGCGATGTTGTAATTTGTTCTCTTCATTTTCGTTTCACTCCTTTGCTTTTACATTGGTTGTTGTAATTTCCAGACAGCCGGATTTCTCCGGCACGCTTGCGGCTAAACTGGCTATTTATACCCGCCGCAACGGGTCTTTGTTGTCTCCTTAAAACTTTCCATCTGCTATCAGGTTCAGGCAGTAGATATGAAACAGTAGGTATGATACGAAAATCGTGATGGTATAGATCAGGTTGGTTTTCACATTCTTCTTTGTAGATTTCATCTTGCTTTCCTCCTTAATGTTCGATGTACCAATTCAGGTCCTCGCCCTGCTGCGCAAGGCTCTTTCTGCTTTCTTCGACTTCGTACTTGCAAAACTCTGTCAGCTCCTCGATGGTTTCGAATTCGATTGGATCATCTCCAAGCGGGTGGATCGTGTAGCCGTCTTCCTGCTTTTCTGCATATCCGTTTGTATAATCCAGATATTGCTCGACTTCCTTTGCGTATTCCATTTGCTTTTCTCCTTTGCTTTTTACAGTTGCTTTTGTAATCTCTTCGGCGTGTCGCTTTTGCTGCGACATCACTTTTACAAGCCCACCTGTAATTTCCCCTGTGCTTTCGTCCTGGTTTTTACAGATGGATTTGTAAAAGCGGGGGAGGGGATACCTCCCCAACGCTTTGTTTTTACATCCGGCCTTGTAATTTAGTGGTACCAGCTCTCGTAGATCATCTCCGTTCCTGGCTTGCAATAGTTTGCCCAGTGGTGGTCCATCTTTATATATGTTTCGGTCTTCCCGTTCCAACTTGTGTCCTGCTGCACTCGCTTCAAGTCTCCGTGCTCGTTATCCTTAATGAATACGCTGTAGGGAGAAGGCGGCAGGATTTCGTTCGTGATTTCAATTACTCTGTCTTCTGCCATCGGTCCGCACGCTTCACAACTTACGGTTCGTGGGTTGATCTCTCTAACCTTTACGGACTCCTTACCAACCAAGGCAATCACCTGAAAATAACTGTTGTGGGTCTCGTCATATCCCCAGCTCATCCCGAAAACATCACCGACCTTGATTCCGTACTTATTCTTCTTCTCTTCGGGCTTGCGCTCCGTCTTCGGTGCGTTCTCCGTCTTGTTTCCGCTCGTAAGTTCTTCGGCAAGTGCGATTCGTTCGGCGTTCTGCTTTGCGTACCAGTAGCCCTTGCCCCATCTGAATCCCGCAGCCTTCATTCTGTTTCTGATCTCTTCTGCAGGCTTGCTGTCGAAAAAGATTTCGACGCCGTGTTTCTCTTCGTTCAATCTGTAGTTTGCCATTGTGTTACCTTCCTTTGCTTTTACGTTGCGGTATGTAATTGTCAGTGCCTTTGCTTTGCACTTTTACAAAACTCCGTGTAATTTTCCGTGTATCCTTCATCCGGTTTTTACACGGGGCTTTGTAAAAATGGGGGACTTTCGTCCCCACAATTTCGGGGTATTATCTTCCGACTTCCTGGATTTCGCTTGCGATAAATCCGCTATACCGTGCACTGATTACTTCATCATCGGCTATCGTTCGGGGGTCTCCGTCGTTGTACATCAGCAGGGCCATTACATCGCCTTCGACTAAATCTTCCACACCTTCAAAGGTGTATTCAAAACCGCTTGCCCTCTGTACTATTACCGTGTCTGTCTCGTAATCCACCTTGGTTATGATCCCCACCGCAGGGTAGATCGTGCCGTTAAGTAGCAGGGTTGCGACTGCTGCGATTGCTGCAAACTTTTTTCTTAACATTGCTTTTACCTTCCTTTGCTTTTTACATTGGCTGTTGTAACTTTCAGTGGTTTTCGGCTTTTGCCGTCCATCACTTTTACAAAGGCACTTGTAATTCCTGGCGCTTGTTTCGCTTGTTTTTACAAATGCCCTTGTAAAAGCGGGGGACTTATAGTCCCCGTACTTTTACAGGTACTCGACCGTTTTTACGGTGGATTCGATTGCGTTTAAATCCGCATTGCTCAAATAACCTTCTTCGTTAACAAGTCTTAATCTGTCGTATACATAGTTATTGCAACCTTCGAACACCTTCACTAAAGAATCGCAATCCTTCCACGAGATATCCTTTACTCTGTCCACAAGGTGGAACACAGATTCGACAGTGTTGCGGAACGTTGCGAAATTCTTTTGACCGCCCACGATTCTTAATTCGATCCGTCCGCTTTTGTAGTGGTCCCAGTTGAAACAAATGCGGTGTCCAACGGGGATCGATTCGATTGCACGAGTCCTAATATCTCTGTACTCCATCTGGCGGCAATAGTCCGTCCGGTTGGGATTCCGTCTAACAAGTGCACAGATCGTATTAAAGTGCTTGTTTACAATGTAGTGCAGTTTTCTAATTGCCGTTTCCTGCGCCTTCTCTGTGTTGCCGAAACAGGCGTTGCTAATGTTTATATGCATTCCGCAGTTTCCAGTTTTGGCAGCGGAAATGTGAAACGCCTTAAAATACTTATCGAACATAGCCTTGAATGCAGGGTAGCTGTTGCGTACTGCCTCTTTTGTCATAACCTGCGTAATGCATTCGGCGCTGCCTGTTGCGATTCCACCGCCAAGGCTTGCGTCTGTTTGCATTTTGAATAATCCGTTGGGGAACATCGGGAAAATAACTCGTTCGTATACTTCCGCTAATACATCTGTGCCCATACCTTCGAAGGATTCCGTTTCAATCTCGAAACCGTAGCCCTTCATTGCCTTGCCGTCGATTCTCTGATAGTCGGCAGTTAGTTCAATTTTTCTATCGCTTGTGTAGTAGTAATTTTTCGTAAACCCTTCCATTGCGTAGGATTCGCTATGGAAGTTGTGCCCGTGGTAGGACTGAACGCCACGAGATTCTTTTACTCTGATCTCCTTCATTCTGTCTTTTCTCATTTTCTTTACCTTCCTTTTCTGTATCGTTGCTTTTGTTTTCTGTTTTGCAGTTGCTTTTGTTTTCTTAACCCCTGCACCTATAGGGTACACCTGTACTTTTGAAAACGCAAGTATTTTTACGATTGTTTCTGTAATTCTTTTTCGTGTCCGTTTTCGCTTTTACATTCTTATATGTGGATTTCACCTGTCGTCCGCTCCAGGTTTTACATTCCGTTCTGTAATTTTCCGTTCCTTCTGACCGTTGAAATTACAATGCATTCTGTAATTCCTGCCACTGTCTCTGATTCGCTTTTTTCCTTTTTACATTCGTGTGTGTAAATTCGGGTAAATGGTGGGGAAGGAATCGCCTGTGACTCGCAGCCGTTGCCGTGTTTAAAAAGGAAGTTCTACAAGGCAGGGTGTAAAAAAGGGGGAATTGAAATCTTTAAGGCATATTCCAGGAACGACCATAGATTCTATCTGTTCCCAAAATTAAACGATAAGGAATAGATTCAGGGAAAAGTACTGCAAACCCTTGCAATCACTGGGGTAGTGGTGTAGTGTGTGGTGTGCAGTGGAACAGAAACATTTACGGAACGGGTATCAAACACAGGATATTGTGGTTGGTGTGTGTGGGTGTGGGATATGGTCACCGAAACTTTTACTCCCCCCCCCATCGCTCCAGAGTTTCCCCACGGTCCACGCAGCCACCGCCCACCGTGCAGCCCTCACGCAGTGTATAAGATGTAGGAAAATGATCGACCCGGGGGTATGGAGGTTTTTTTCGCCCGGGACCCGGCGCCGCATAGGTCCTCCACCCGCTGAATATATGTTCCCCCTAAAGCATCCAATATATGGTAATTGCAGTGGTAGAAGGGAGGCTGGGATCGAGGTAGAAAAGAGGGTAAGGATGTACGAGTTACGAAGCGAATAAGAATATAAGAGGGATAGAAGTGCCCAAAATCAGGTTCTAAGCCAGTGAAATCAACGGGTTTGAGACTTGAAGATGAGTATACCACGTATACTCGAAAGGGGGTTTGGAGTATACCACGTATACTTGAAATGGTATTTTAAGACGTATTTTAGGAATAGATGGAGGTAAAAATGGGCAGTTTAACGAAGAAGGACAAGGAAGCGTACCAGGTCATATGGAAGGAAGCGTTGCCGGGACTTATCGAGCAGAATGTACGGATACAGAAGAAAGCGCTGAATGTAATCGAGGAGAAGATCGAGCAAGTAAGTGCGGCTCAGGCGGCAACGATCTACGGTATTCTGCACGACAAATGTCAGATGATCCTGGGGCAGAATGCAGACCAGAATGCTACTGTAAACATGTATTTTGGAGGGGACATACCGAGTGTAGCTGACACTGCAGGTGTAATGCAGAGGGTAGTAGAGCGGATGCAGCGAGGCAACGATGCTGAATTTGAGGTCGTAGAAGAGAAGGAAGCGGAAAAAATATAAATTTTTTGCATAAAAAAGGAGTTTTATGGGAATAAATACCAGTAGAACGACTTAAAAATGAGAGGGAAAGAGGATATTGTTAGGCTGTGCAGTAGGGATGCATTTATTACCTCCTCAAGAAGAGTGCCGCAGGGGGAGGGCAAAACCTCCCCAAAAGGCACGAGGAAGGTGAAAAATGGAGCGAATACTGATCGATAAAGCGACTGGCGAGGTCGTTGGCGGTATGAATGACGGAGACCGCATCATCCGCAAGGAATCCATCAATTATTTGAACAGAAAATACTCAAGCGATTTGAAAGGCAGAACGTTCGTGAAGCTGGACGATGACGAAGGGCGCTTGCTTGCGAAGGAACTGACCTCTTACGAGAAGGCGGTTCTTTTTCAGTTGCAGTACTACGTCTCGTATGAGAGCGGACTTATCCGTTATCCAAACGGCAGAGAGATCGGTTTTGCTGAGATCGTGGAAATGAGCGGATTATCGAGGAGGACTGCTGCGGAAGCAATCAACAAACTCATCGATAAAGACATCATATACAAGGGAAAGAACAGCAAGAAGACCCAGTACTACATGAATCCTTGGGTTGCGAGCAAGGGCGTGGTATCAAACCCCACCTTAAAAGAGATGTTCGGCAACTACAAGATAAGGAGTATGGGGAATATGAGGTGGAAAGACCTGTTATGACAACACAGGAAGAGAATGCAGCCATATATGCGGCGCTGCAGGAAGAGCGTAGATATATTATCAGCGACTGCACAAGTGAATATTTCATCCAAAACTACTGCAAGATAGAGAATAAGGCTAACCCGAATGAGCCTGTTATCCCGTTTAACCTCTGGCCGGAGCAGATAAGAGCGCTTCACGAGATCGAAGAGAACAAGCTCAACATCATCCTGAAGGCACGACAGATAGGTTTTACGTGGCTTATCGTCTGCTACATCATCCATATGTGCATCAGATGGGGTGGATATACGGCTCTTATCCTTTCTGAAACGGAAACAAAGTCCAAGGAACTTATCAACCGATGTGACTTTGTTTTAAGACATTTACCAGAGTGGCTCATTATCAGCAATGAGAAATATAAGGAATTAAAGCGGTCATCCAGCGTCCAATATGGCGGTTTGTACTGGATAAAGACCGCATTATCCATAGAGATCAGGTATGGCGATGAGAGCAAGGAAGTAGCGTCCATCAAGGCGCAGGCTTGTACGGAAGGATCGGGCCGTTCTTTGACGGGCGATATTGTGTTCTTTGACGAGTGGGCGTTCCACCCGTGGGCGAGTGAGATTTTCAACGCCGCCTATCCTACCATCAACAGACCTGAAAGCGGTAAGTTCGTAGGACTTTCCACCAATTATCGTGGGAGTTTCTTTGAAAGCGTTTGGAAAAACGCTAACTCTAAAGGTTTCCATAAAATCTTCCTGAACTGCTTTGCCGACCCAAGCCGTACTGAGGAGTGGTATCGCAAGACCAGTATGGCTATGGGTGACAAAGTACAGCAAGAGTACCCAAGAACCGAGGAAGAAGCGCTGCTTGCAGGCGATAACGTGTCATTCCCGGAATTTTCTTACGACATCCACGTCTGCGAACCGTTCGCAATACCCAAGCATTGGAGGCGTATCGGTGGTGTGGATAACGGATACAATGACCCGTATGCGTGGTATAAGGCGGCAATATCCGATGATGGCATTGTCTACATCTACTATGAGATGAGCAGGTGGCGGGAAGAGCCTCAGCTCCTGTATGACGAGCAGGCAAGAGAGTTCAATAACTCCTTGTTCTACTACGATGAGGACGAGAAGCGGATGAAGAAAGAGCATCTCGACTATATCGTTGCAGGACTCGATGCCTGGCATGGATCACATAGAGATAAGGAGAACAAGAACCTTATCGACTTTTATGAGGCAGGCGGTTTGCACGAGACTTTCATCCCGGCGATAACGGACAGAGTTCTGCGCAAAGCCACGATGCACGAATATCTAAAGCCCATCACTGAGAGAACACCTGACGGCGGCGAGAGAATATACGCCAAACTGCAGATATTCAGCACCTGCGAGTACCTTATCAGCATTCTGCCTCAGCTCGTCAACGATCCAAGAGACCCTGAAAAGGTCGCAGACCTTTCGGATATAGATAACCCATACGACTGTGTGGGCTATATGCTCATCTCCAGACATGCGGAGAAGAGTCAGGAAAAGAAGGTGGATGAACGCACTCTTATGCAGAAGCATAAAGAGAAGATGTTCCACATGGCAAGACACAAGAGAAGGAGATATTAACGATGGAGAAATTGATGCTGGCCCCCTACACACGGAGAAGCAGATGTGAGGTTCCAACCTGCAGATGCTTTGCTACATATCAGGTGTGCACCCGTGTAAACAGACCTCTGCTGCTGCTCTGCGAGGATCACACGAAAGACCTGTATAGCGCCTTCAGCAGTGAGATGCAGAGACAGATCAAACTGAAGCGTGCTGCGGAAGCAAAGGTTGCTGCCGAAGAACCCAAGCAGGAACCCGTAACGGAAGAACCTATCGAGGAAGCGGTCGATGAGGTAGTAGCGAATGAAGTCGAAGAGACAGAGCCTGCAGAAGAAAAGCCGAAGCAGAAGCGAGTCCGTATCGCACCTGAACCTGGCAAGGAGTTCTATACCTGCAAATACTGCGGCCAGACCTTTGATAAGGCTGAGATGAGTCCTGCACAGTACGCACAGCATAGCAAGAAGTGTAAGAAGGAACACGCAGATGCTGTTCTTGGCGATTAGTAATGTCGCCCTTTGCATCTGTCTCATCATCAATGTCTGCATGAATGCAAAGGAGCGAAGATATTTAACGGGACTTCTCGCATCGAGAGACTATGCAGACTATAAGTTTACCGAAGAAGGTAAGCACAGAGAATACTCAACGCCTCTCAAGAAACGCCAGGAAAAAGAGAAGCGAGTACAGATAGTTGAAGAACAGGAGTGATGATCTATGTGGGGAATGGAGAAGGCCAAAGAATTGATGAAATCATTCTTCGGCAGTGAGTCAAGCAATCCCGCAGAGGTCGCCTTACTGGATGAAACTGTTCGTGAAGACGTAAGAAAGCAGTTCGAATCCGAAGTCATTGCTGATATCAAGCAGAAATACGAGGAGAGAAGAACGCAGAGAAACCCAATTGAATTACAAATGCGTCTCAACATCAATTTCTTCAATGGAGATCAGTTCACAAGAATTGACGCATACAAGAATGACATTGAAGAAGTACTGCCATTAAACGATTGGGAAGAACGCAATGCCTTTAATGAGATCGCACCATCTGTTGAAACACGTTTTGCTATCCTTTCGAAGAGGAAGAACAACCTCAAGAATCGGCCAGCAAGCGCAAGCAGTGAAGACAGAACTGCAGCCAAGATCGGCAATAAAGTTCTGTCCAGTACCAGGAACAGACTTGGTATGAGTGAACTGCAGCAGGAAGCGACATTCACTGCAGGCATTACGGGAACGGCAGTGTTCAAGACGGTATGGGATACCTCTGCTGGAAGAACAGTTGGTTTTGAAGTCCGTGATATGGACTATGAGGAAGAGGAAGCCTCTCCCATCAAAGAATATGAGAAGCGTCTTCTTGGTGACAACGAGAGGCGAGTAATCCATAAGATTCATGAAGGGGATGTCGTGACAACCGTTCACTCCCCGTTTGAAATCTTCCCGGAGAATGTCTCGCTTCCATGCAGACTGCAGAAGCGGATTATGCATGTGGTACTGATGTCACCAGAAGAAGTATTTGAAAAGTGGGGTGTGGTCGTACAAGGTAAGGAACACGAAACCTACAAGATCATGTCCTCTGATAATAAGGCTTATGGTTCGTCCATTACTGGACGGTCGAGCGGATATCTTTTGACCACTGTCACCGTGCGGAATTCCGTAAAGGTGTATGAGGAGTGGGAGATGCCGTCTGCGAAATATCCGGCAGGGCGGCTCATCATCTGCAGTGATGAAAAACTGTTCTACTATGGAACGCTTCCCGATACCTATGGAGATAACGGCGAGTATATGCTTCCGTTCGATGTTCAGCAGGCGCTGAAGACGGATGGGTTCTTCGGTACTTCCGTGGTTGAGCGGATGATCCCGCTGCAGATTAGATACAACTCCGTCAAGAACAGAATCCAGGACTACATCAACCGAGTGACCATCGGTGTTCTAACTGCAGAGGAAGGCTCACTGATCGATGAGGATTATCTGCTCGATAATGGTATCGAACCAGGTTCACTCGTGGTGTATAGGCGTGGTGCTTCGGCTCCAAGATTTATGTCTATGGATTCACTGCCTGATGACCTGAATCGAGAAGAGCAGAACCTGCTGAATGCTTTTGACCGTTATAGCGGTGTATCTCAGCTCGCAAAGCAGTCTACGGTTCCGTCTCAGGTAACCAGCGGTGTTGCCATCGCAGGTCTTGCTGAACAGGACGATACAAGAATTGGCCTTGAGGCAGAAAACATTAAGCAATGTCTTATCAGGGTCGGTAAGAAGTGGCTCAACCTATACCATAACAATGTGACGTATCCACGAATGGTGAAAGAAATTGGTCGCAACAATGAGTTTGAGATCGAACAATTCGTTGGAAGTGACCTTACCAGTTTTGATGTATTCGTTGAGAGCGAACCCGAAAGCAGCGACACCCTGGCTCAGAGAAGACAGAAGGTTGTTGAACTGCTCAACGGCGGTCTGTTTAACGATCCCGAAACTGGCAACATCACGCCTGAAGGCAGAGCGAAGGTATTCGAGATGCTCGACCTTGGCGATTGGGAGAGCTTCGTAGAAGCGGATGACGATCAGAAGAGAAGGGCGCAGCGTGAGAACAACGCCATGATTACTGGAGAACCTGCCACCATCGCAGAGTACGATGATGACATAATCCACATTTCCGTTCACAACAACTTCAGACTCAAGGCTGAATATGAGGACTATGTAAGAAAGACGCCTGAACTGGATGCCATCTTTGAGGCGCACGTCAATGAACATATCGCAGCGCTTCAGAGAAAGACAGAAGCAGAACAGATGATGAATGTCGATCCTCCGTACATTCAGCGTGGATCGATAAGTCCTGCCACATTTGGTGGTGGAACCCAATAGGAAGGAGATAAAAAATGCCTACTGATAACACTACTGTCACGAATGAACCCATTGAACAGTTAACACCCGCAGAGATGTTCTTACAGGACATGAATGCTGCCGAAGCTGAATCTACACCGCCTGAAGGCAGCGCTGAACCTGAAGTTCTTGCGGCTGAAGAAGCATCTGGCATGCCTGCAGCAGAACAGGCACCAGTTGCTGAAGCAGCGCCCGAACAGGGTATTCCTGCATCTACCCCTCCCGTAGATTCGGAGAAACAGGAGATGCGCAATACCATTTCGGCACTGCTCGATATTGTGAAGCAGAATCAAGCGGAAAGAGCTGCACAGTCTCAGGAGAATGTTGCAGCAGAAGAAGCGCAGGAAGAGATGGCTGAAGAAGAACCCTTCGATGAAGAAAAGTTCAATGAAGAATTCTACGCCAACCCTGCAGGATATATCCGCAATCTCGCTGAACAGATCGCAGACAAGAATGTCACGGAACGTCTCTCTGGTTTACAGGATGAACTGGCACCTTTACTGGAAGAATCAAAAGCCGCTCAACACAGAGAATCTGTAAAGAAAGTGCTCGGTGAATTCCTCGATGCTACACCTGATGCGAACGATTATTTCGAAGACATCGCACGGTACATCAACGACAATAATCTTTCTGCTGAAGACCCACGTTCGTACAAAGATGCGTACATGGAGTCGAAGATGAATTCTCAGAACAATCTTATCGAGCAGCTTCGTCAGGCGAATGCTGAAGGCAGCAAAACTCTTGATGACTATCTCTCAGATAACGACAGCGTTCAGAGAATCATCATGGACGATAACATTAAGTCCAAAGTAATTGAAAACTATCTAAAAGAATTACAGGAAGGCGGTAGACCTGCAACCATCTCCAATAGCGGGACTCAGATTCCCGGAACTCCCGCAAAGACTGCGGCGAGTATGGAGGACGCAAGAAACCTCTTCCTCGGAGACCTTAGAAGGTAAAGGAGAAAAACAATGGCACTTGAAACCTTAACCACTCTTGAGAACGCTCTCAAGACTTATTACCTCGCACCTATCATCAAGCAGCTCGATGAGGGTTCCGGCCCCATCCTTGCAGCCGTTCAGAAGGGCAGCAAGTACATCGTGGGCAACAAGTTTAAGTTCCCCCTGCAGTACGGTCGTTCCGGCGGCGTAGGCGCAAGAGCAGAAGATGGCAACCTGCCGACTCCCTCCGCTCGTAACTACGCACAGGGCGAAGCGCTCTCAAAGAACCTGTATGCACGCTTCAGCCTGACCGACAAGATGATCCGTACTTCCAAAGATCAGAAGGCTTCCTTCGTAGATCAGGTTACCGAAATGATGGACAACCTCGTTGTGGACGGCAATGATATGCTCCGCAGAAACATGGTTGGCACTTCTGAGGGTATCATGGGTCAGGTCAATGCTAATACCTCTGGTGTAAAGGCATTTGTCCTGAAGGCTGGCAGCGGTAGCATTAACGCCTTCTATCCTGGCCAGTTCATCGACATCGGCACTGTTTCCAGCGGCAGTTTCACCGCAAAGGTGACTGCAGGTGAGATCGTGGATGTTGACTATGCCACTGGCACTATCACCCTGGCTGCCAATGCTACCCTTGCTGCAAACGACTACATCGTACTGTCCGGCAACTATGGCAATGAGCTGACTGGTATCGGCGACATCATGACCGCCACTACTATCTACGGTATCGACAGAACCACGAACAACTGGTTCAAGCCTATCGTTCTGGATAAGGCGAGCAGCGGAACTCCGCAGGCTCTGGATTCCATGTGGATTCAGGAAGGCTTCGATGGTATCGATGCAAGAGTAGGTGAGAAGCCCAACTTCATCGCTTGCTCCTATGGTGTTCAGAGAGCGTTCATCGATGAGCAGAACACCTATAAGAGAAACATCGAATACATGAAGGTCAACGGCGGTTACGATCTGGTGTCCTACGGCCATGTACCCATCTCCGTTGAGAAGTACATGAAGCCGAATATGATGGACCTCATCAACACCAAGTGGCTGTATCTCGGCAGACTGTCTGACTGGGATTGGATGGACCTCGACGGTGCTATCCTGCACAGAATCGCAGACAAGGCAGCCTACGAAGGCTCACTGGTCGAATACGCAGAACTGCTCTGCACCAAGCCTGCTGCCAACGGCAGAATCACTGGCATTGCAGAAGTTTAGTTCAAGCCTTATCAGGGGGAGAGGGTTTCCTCTCTCCCTGTTTTTATGGGGGGAAGCCAGTAGCAAATCGCCGGGTGGGGGTTGCTTCTAATCATGAGGAGGGTAAATGAAACGAAGGGTCAGGCAGACTGCAGATAGTCTGCATTTACGAAGACCTTGGCTCGAAATCGTAGAACATGATCTGTATGGGATTGCAGAAAGAATAACCGCTATCGAAAGCGGTTATTTTATTGTCTACGACACGAGATCAGGGAATTATGAGGTGCATAGCGCAGACAACAAAGGGAACACCTACTGCTTTACTGTTCCATTTGATGCGCTTGACTCAAGAACGCTTGACTACTGTGAGCGGACACTGGTAGCCAAGACGGATAAGTTATTAAAAGATTTGGAAGCATCCAACAAAAAGTTGGAGGAGACGAAACATCATGATTTTAAAAATCAAATGGAAGCCGCTTCCTATGAAACGGCGCAGGAGGTTTCTCTTGCGCAGGAAAGAGATGAACTGAACAGCTCATACAGAAGAACGCATGGGGGTATCAGTATATGACAAGTAATGAAATCAGAATCGATGCCCAGTTGCAGACGGGCTTACAAATAGAAAGCGTTACGGCATTCATGTGGATCAAAGACGCAATTAAGTATATTGCGAGACAACACCCGCTTGCCGCACCAATAGAAACGGTGACTTATGAATCGCACGGCAATAGAGAAGCTGGTGATTCTTATGAATTTGACCGTGAACTGGTTAGATTCGAAAAGGTCACAAAACACAACACGAGAAGACCTCTTGAGGCTCCGTTTTTCGAAGTTAGCAACGAGGCTATCACATTCTACCACCCAGGAACATTCGATATCACATTCAGGTATTTACCTGATCCACCGCAGACTGTTGAAGCAGATTTACCGATTCCTGACAGATATGCTGAAACTATTAAATACTATCTCTCCGCAAGAATGAGAGCACGTATTTACGGGCAGGGGGATACAGATTCTCAGCAGTATGACCAGTTGTTTTGGTCTCACCTTGATGAAATGGATAATGCCACTGATCTTGCCAACAGAAGATATAGACGCATGCCTGCGAGGTACTAACGATGAGTATGAATCAATTTCTGCAGCAGGTATATTCAGACTTCAGCGGTGGGTTTAATGATAGTGTTGCTGGTATTTCCATTAAGGATAACGAGGTGGTGCTTTCTGAAAATGCGGAATACTCGGCTGAGATTAAGTCTTTCAAAACAAGAAAAGGCAGTAAGAACATCAACCTTGATAGTTTTGCAAAGCAACTTCGGACGATGAATAATAAAACATTCACCGTCTCTTTTTCCAATCCAGGAACATTGCCTGAAGATAAATATGAATTTATTTACAAAGACAACGCTTGGCATTATGACGATATAACCGTGAATCTCTCATCTTACGGATTGACTGTAAGCGGGACCGTGATTGATGGGGATAAGATAATCCTCACACCAGCTACATCAACTGTAAAAAGTTATTACTCAAAGGTTGAAGTGACTGACGCTCATATTTGGTCTATTGGTTCGATCTATAAACGGATTATTGTTATTGACAGCAAAGTCTATGACTATAACCAAGACACGGATAGATTAACACTGAAGACAGCTATCACCGCAGGGGCAACTCGCATTTACCCGTTTGTTGTATTTAATAAGTTTTATTTTGGCGATGGAACTGAGTTGTATTGCATTGGCGACTACGACTTTTCTTCTGAAGCTGGTACGGCATCTGTTCCGGCAGGAAAGATTGTCAGGAATAATGACAATTCCACTACGGGTGATCTTGGTCACTTCTACCAAGCGAAGGTTGCGAGAGACAACATCAATTTAGCAACGGAGAACTATAAGGACACAGAAAAGTGGACGGATGTTACGGAAGTCCCGCAATTTGCATCATCGGTTGCGAGAGTGGTGACCCCTTACGATCCGTCTCAGCCGGAGATCGTTTATATCACTGTTGTGAACGGTTCCACCGCAGCAGGTACAATTACCCTTTATATCGATGATAATGCGCACACGGTATCAGTTGGTGCAAACGCATCCATCAACACAATCGTTGATGCTATCAAATCTGTATCGATTACAGGGTGGACTGCCAAGAAAGAAAGCAACACGGTTATCTTCACCAAGAACACAAACGGTCTTGTGAGTAACGGCTATGTTGATGCTGGAGATACTGGCTGCGTAATCACATATACGACAACACAAGAGGGCAAAATCAACGACAACAATTTGGCTCCAATCAAGAAATGCACGATGTTTATTGTGCACACTGCTTCCTATAGAGTATTCGCTACAGGAAACCCGGACGATAACGCAGTTTTCTATTCTGAGATCGGTAATCCTACATACTTCAAGAGTGATTACAACAGGGTCTACGGGGAGAACAGATACGGCAAACCAACCGCTATGATGCAGTTGTCTGAGTCTATATTGGTGTCTTATGAAAATGGTTGGTATGTATGGAGTGGAATCAATGCCCTTGAGGATGCCAGATGGAAGCCATTGAACCTTCCATATGGCTGCATGAGTCCAAGAAGTATCGCTCTTACTCCTCACTCCTTTGTTTATCTTGGCAAGGACGGTCTATACAACGTATCCGTTTCTATTTTGAACTCCGACCTTGTTCTCATTCAAGGAAACGAAGTTATTAAAAAGATTACAGGTTCCCGTGTAGATAACACCATCGCATCCATTGACTCAAAAGAAGATTGCGTGGGTTACTTCCGAAACAACGTTTACTATCTTGCATACAACACCGACAAAGACGAAGGCAATACAAGAGTTTTGAAATTCGAGTGGGAAACCAAGTCGTTCACAGAGAATACAGGATGGAAAGTGAACGCATGGTTCGAGGATGGCTATGGATTCTATTTTGCATCCACAAACTACTTGATGCAGGTCGATGTTGGAATCTGTGATGTAGATGCTGAGACTGGTGAAGACAAGGCTATAAACCTTCATATAAAGACAAAGGAATACCATTTTGGGAATCCTTTTGTAAACAAGGTTGTTCGTCTTGTTGGAATTATTTTTAAGCAGACAACCACAGTGAGTGAGATCGATGCGGACTGCCGCATCATCATGGGATACAACGATCATATATTTGAGTACAACTTAAATACTGTTGATGTTTCAGAATCTCTTGTTTGGGGCCGCAATTGGGGACGGATTTGGGGTTTCCGTGAAGCCATTGTAAAAATGGTGGAATTGACACAGATGTCAAACACATTCCAGTTGGAGATCAAGAATAATAAGCTGAACTCTCCATTGACGGTTGTTGCAATCGGCTTTGTTTACGAACCGACCGATTTTGTTATCCCGACAATTTTGAAAGATGAGGTATTACTTCAATGAGTTACAGACCACAAAGAACCTTTAATGGTACACAAGGTAATCCGTCTACGGATACAATGGGGCCTGAACAACTTTCACACGATATTGATGAACTCTGTAAAATGTTCAACCCGACTTCCATCCACTCTGATGGGAGTGCTGGCGGTGTAACTGCAGACAACCTTAACTTCACCGGGCTTGACATTAACGAGATTGGCGGTGTTGCAAGTGGTGACATCAAAGCCATTCGAGTGAAGATGAACGGCGACATTGAGTATACGACTGACGGAGAAACCTACCATCCGGCTTTTGCGAGGGAAGCAAACTACCTTCCGCTTGCTGGGGGAACTATGAGCGGAACGCTCAACATGAACAACAACAAGATTACGAATCTTGCGACTCCCGAAGTCGGTTCCGATCCTGCGACTAAGAATTACACTGACGCAATCAGGACTGCACTGGAAGTTGCTCTTGCGCTGAAGGCTCCGATTGATTCGCCTACATTTACAGGAACACCAACTGCTCCAACGCCATCCACGGAGGACAGCAGTACGCAGATTGCTACCACGGCGTTTACTCAAGCAGTTGCAGCAGGCGTTGCCGGAAATACTTACTCGAAAGCGGCTGCTGATGCCAAGTTTGAGACCATCGCAGACGCGAATTCCTTGGTGAAGACAATTACATACAATAGCACGACTGGAACGTTCACCATTAAAACAAAGGGTGGAACGACTACGACTATTGACACAAACATTGAGAAGATTCCCGTGTCCGTGTCCATCATTCAAAGTGGAAGCACTTACAAACTACGCATTACCAATGAGGATGGTAGTTATAGTGAGTGTGATGTCAGCGCAATGTTCAATGCCATTACATTCGTAGATTCAGCTGAGATTGATTTTACAGAAACAACCAACCAAGATGGTAGTAAGAATGTAACCGCATCTATAAAACCAGGCTCTATCGTTGGAAGTAAACTCGATCCTGACTACAAGGATATACTGGATGCACTCGTGGATAGAGCAGAGACTGCAGAAACCAATGCACAGAATTCAGCGGATAATGCCGCTGATTCCGCAACGGCTGCCGCAAGCTCAGCAAGCGCAGCAAGTGGTTCGGCTTCTGCTGCAGCAAGCTCCGTAACAAGTGCAAGCCAGTACGCATCCGCTGCTGATGGATTTAAGAACCAGGCATCCAACTCAGCTACGGCGGCTGCTTCTTCTGCAACTGAAGCGGCGACTTCCGCATCTAATGCATCCACCTCCGCTTCCAATGCGGCTACATCCGCTTCCAATGCCGCCACCTCTGAAGCCAACGCTGCAACATCTGCAAGCGATGCGGCATCAGACGCAGCAAGAACACAGGAACTCACGAACGAGGCTCTTGACTATGCAACGGATGCTGCAGGCTCTAAGATCGATGCGGAAACGGCAGCGAGAAATGCGGCGGCATCTGCAAGCACTGCAAGTGCGAAGGCAAGTCAGGCGGCTACCTCTGCATCCAACGCAAGCACCTCTGAGACCAATGCGGCGAACTCTGCTACTGCTGCGGCGGCTTCTGCTGCGTCTGTCGGCACTCAGGCATCTGATGCTGAAGCGGCGGCAAGGGGCACAAGGAACGGAATTCCCGTAGGTCCCGATGACGAGTTCTACCACGATAACGCTGAGTACTATAAAGACCAAGCGGCATCTATCGTTGGTCCTCAGCAGCCGAAGATCACTACGACTGGTATCCTCAAAGGCGAGGGCGATGGTGTAGTTACTGCCGCTGTAGCAGGGACGGACTATCAGGCACCGCTTCCTTCTCAGAGCGGACAGAGCGGTAAGTTCCTGACCACGGACGGCAGTGCGCTTTCGTGGGACTCTGTCGATGCTCTTCCAGATCAGACAGGGAATAGCGGAAAGTTCTTAACCACAAATGGAACTGCCGCAAGTTGGTCTGACACACCGATGATTAAGGGTGTGGACTATGTAACCGCAGGGCGGGCGGAAGGTTCTCCACTTGGGGAGAGTGCTACCGCCGAAGGGGAGGGCGTAGTCGCAATTGGACGAGGTTCTCATGCTGAAGGAACTTGGGATCGGTATTCCTTAAATATTAAAATCACAGGTGCATTAAACGCCACGACATTGGACTGGGATTACGGCCAAAGACAATGGCGTTTGTCGTATGCGCCAGGACAACTCATTGAATATTCCGAACACCTTACTGATGACTATAACGAGGATATTATACATCTCAGTCGTATAACATCTATTGATTTTGAAAATAAGAAACTGTATTTAGAGAGCCCTTTAGTTCCAGATAGCTCTGAGAGTGTCACAGCAAGATACATGAGCGTTATCACTCCGTCCGCAGGTGGTGATTACTCACATTCTGAAGGGGATATCTCACGTGCGCTTGGCTGGGCCTCGCATGCGGAAGGCTCACATACAGATGCTTTTGGAGACTATTCTCATGCGGAAGGGTATAACTCAAGCGCATATGGACTTACCTCGCATGCGGAAGGCTCAACAGCGGCTTTAGGTGCTTATCAGCACACTTTCGGACGTGGTAATATTTATGACTATAAAAATGTAGCAGCCCAAGGCGGCTATAACGGAAGAAAACTCGGCGATATAAATGGCGATGGACTAATCAATCAAGAAGACCTCGATTTAGTGAATGCGCATTTAAGCGGGCAATCCACGATTACAGACCCTACATCTCTGCGATGCGCAGATATTGACGGGGATGGGGAAATTACACAGTCAGATGCAGATGAATTGGAAAGGTTTATAGACAGTTCCGAGGGTACGCTTTGGGATCGTATGTACGATTTGAATGGCGACTGGACAGCATTGCGATTCCCTGAAACAAAAACTATACAATGGCAATTCACCTTCACGCCAAGAGGGGTTGCCGCAGATGCTATTGAGGACATAAAGAGCGACTATGCAGAAATAGTTAGCTTTAGCGTCTCGTCAAATCAGGTGACCTTGATTGCAAAAGATTTGCCAATTTTGTCTCCTCAGTTTTTCCTCTACCTCAACACAGAGTACGATCCAAATTATGCTGGAGAATATATTGAAGTCGTAGGAAATGGATTGACGTATGAAGGTAACGCCCGTACTCTTGACTGGTTGGGCAATGAATGGCTTGCAGGCAAACTGACGGTAGGTGCAGGCCCGACCAACAACATGGACGTTGCAACCAAGCAGTATGTTGACAGCAAGGAAGTACCGCCTGAGATATTCTGGGTGCATTTGACTGATACGTATGATTCGCAGACGGATACGCATACTTATACTGCTGATAAAACAATCAGTGATATTTACACAGCATCAGAATCGGGAATGCTGCCAATAGTTACTATGGGTATAAACTTCTATATCCTTAGTTTTCGTTACGCATATAATGCGACGATGCAGATGTATTTTGCTCGTCCTCTAATGGGTAGCGCACTTGCGTACTGTACAGCGGTTAGTACACGAGGTGTAGATCAATGGACTGTATCATCTGCAAATCTGGTAGACTCCCCATCGTTTACAGGAACACCGACTGCACCTACGCCGACTTCATCTTCAGCCGCAACGCAGATTGCAACGAAGGAGTATGTAGACAGCAAGGAAGTACCTCCTGAGATATTCTGGGTAAATATTGAATCGGATTACGACCGGGATACTGGCGTAACTACCTACACCGCCGACAAAACAGCCCTTGAGATTTGGGCCGCAATTGGGGACGGAAAATTACCCATAGTCATCCTAAGCGAATTTCAATACTGCATCTACACGAGCGGTTCATATAATGACGGCATTATGGCATTGTATTTTTATTGCAATTTCGGTCAGCCATATGACCTTCGTGTGCGTTTCCTATACAATCGGTCAACGGGGAACGAAACCGTAAGTGTTGAGGAGGTTTCGTCTGATGTCTTCGTTGCAGAATACGGCGTTACCGCTGACACAGATATCGTTGCGGCGCATGATGCAGGAAAAGTTGTGATCGTTCAGAAGGATGGACTCGTCTATACCTTGACACGAGTTGCTACTGTATCGGGGATGACTATGACTGTGTTCACGGCTGTGGCCGGTTCTACGCTATATACTTTGGGAACCGCTGCAGGACAGTGGAATACAGCCAGTGCTGTTTTAGCTCCTCTTGCATCTCCTGCGTTTACAGGAACTCCGACCGCACCGACACCGACTTCATCTTCAGCCGCAACGCAGATTGCAACAAAAGAGTATGTCGATAACAAGGAAGTACCTCCTGAGGTGTTCGTTGCGGCGTATGGCACAGAAACATTTGCCAACATTAGAGCTGCTCATGTAGCAGGAAAGATTGTTTTCACAATCAATGACTCGAAAGTTTTTCGGCTTATCTATTGCACGACTACAAGTATTGTATTCGTGAGAAATACTGGCAGCCCAAGCGTGGAGGTTGTTAGTGTTTCTACTGCTAATGTTTGGACTGCGGAATACCAGAACGCACAGGGTCAGATTACAGCATCTGGCATCCTCAAAGGCAACGGCTCAGGCGGTGTTACTGCTGCGGTGGCTGGGACGGACTATGCTGCGGCAAGTCATAATCATAATATTGCAAATCTGACGAACTTCAGCTCCAGAGTCTACGATGCCACAATTTCAAGAACCAAAAATACAGTCCTCGCTGCACCCGATGGGTCGAATGGAGCGGCCAATTTCAGGGCGCTTACCGCAGATGATATTTCCGCAGCAGTTAACGCTTATTTAGATCTCTTAAATGAGGATTTGGGTGAGGATGTAGGCGTTTTGCTTAATAACTACAGTGCAGGTCCGTATATGCTCGTCCTTGTAAATAGACCAGCAGATTATAGATGGTATGATTACGATTGCGTTGTGAGTGGGAAGCTATTATCAGCGATAGTAAATAGAACGACAGCAGTCAATGCCGCAGACACAGGCTACACGACCTACATGGCTCGTGGCGAAGCACTGAACTCCGCTGATACCAATCCCACTGTCAACGGTGCCATCTCTTGGACTTACGCTTAAGGGGTGACACTTATGGCAGCAGGCAAGACACTTATCGGTGGTACCGCCAAGACCATCAAGGGTGGAAAGACCCTCATCGGCGGTACCGCTAAAACCATCAAATCGGGTAAGACCCTTATCGGGGGAACGGCCAAGACCATCAAGTTCAGCAGTTACACGATAGCGCAGGAAGGTTCCTACGGCTTCTCCATAGGCTCGGTCACGAACCCAAATTCTGCGTTATACGATGGCGTATATCAAGCCGCGAACAAAGGCGTGAACAATTCCTACGGTGTAGCGAAGATAACCTTCGAAGGCTACACGACCTTCACCGTCTATATCCGTTCCTACGCTGAGTCCAACTACGACTACATGATCGCATCGACCTTAGACGCTTCATCCTATCCAACTGCGTACAACACGAGCGGTACGGTACAGGCGCACACAAGAGGAAATCAGAAGAGCGGAACGACCATCAGTGATTACACGAAGGTGACCTACACGACAAACGGTGCACAGCACTTTATCTACCTCGTGTACCGAAAAGACGGCTCCCAGCATTCCAATAGTGACTTAGGTTATTTTCTTATAGAGAAGTGAGGTAAAACATATGGTGAATTTTTATATCAAGGTGGGCGATACCCGGTATCCGTCCCAAATCCCTGAAGGCCGAAACCAAGACCCGTTCTGGGACGGTCGTGAGACCAAGACCTTCCGCTTGGAGATGACCTATGCAGATGCGATGGCCATCTTCAAAGACGGCATCGCTTGGTCTATCGTCACGGAGACCATCGATGATGAGACGGGAGAAACGGTCATCGATGAGTTCGACAACTCCGATATCAACGTGGCAGGCGATGTGACCGACCACAGAGACGGAACGGTGTCCATCACGATGGGCAGGATGACGGACCTTGAGGAAGCCTATGAACTGCTTTATGGAGGTGGTGAAGAATGAGTCCAAAGGCAAAAGCGCTGCAGAACCTCTACCGCAGAGGTAAGGTGACCATCGAAGGACTGCGCAAAGCAGTAGCGGATGGCATCATCACGGAGGCAGAATTCACGGCCATTACAGGCATGACGATTGGAGTGGCCGGAGAATGAACCCAATCATCACATCCATAATTTCCGCAGTCTCAGCGATCATCGTAGCGTACATAGGAGCGCACACGAAGAAGATGGAGAGAAAAGCGGAGAACAGAGAAAAACGGAGGGAGAAGGAAGCGCTTCTCTCGATGGCGATGATGGATGCAACGATGCAGTTGTCCATCGTCTCAGCCAACGCCCTGACAAACGGGCATAACAACGGAAATGTAGAAGAAGCACGCAAAGCCGCTCAGAAGGCCAGAGAGGACTATGAGCGGTTTTTACGTGAAGTAGCAAGTCAGAGTATTTAAGGAGGAACAGCAATGATTATTCCGAACAATGTGTACGACATTCTCAAGTGGGTGCAGAGACTGCTTCTGCCTGCAATCGCAACACTGTATCTGGCGCTCGGTTCTATCTGGAAGGACATCGTTCCACTCCCGTATCCAGAACAGGTAGCGGCAACCATTACGGCTATCGACACCTTCCTCGGTGTGATCCTTGGAATCTCTACCGCCAACTACAAGAAACAGAACGGAGTGGAATAAGATGAGTGATTCCAAACTTGTGAACTATGTCCGCATCTCGCCGAACAGACATCATCCAAGGAACCACAAGATAGACACCATCACCATCCATCACATGGCGGGCAACCTCACCGTGGAGGACTGCGGAAGGATATTCCAGAATACCAAGCGTGAGGCCAGTTCCAACTACGGCATCGGAACAGACGGACGCATCGGTCTGTATGTGCACGAAGAAGATCGTGCATGGACGAGCGGTTCTCCATCTAATGACCACAGAGCCATCACCTTTGAGGTAGCCAATGACGGCGGTGCTCCTGACTGGCACGTATCCGATAAAGCACTTGAGTCACTCATCAACCTGCTTGTAGATGTCTGCAAGCGTAACGGCATCGAGAAGCTCGTGTGGTCTGACAATAAGGACGACAGGGTGCATCACAGGAACGGCTGCAATATGACGGTGCACAGAGACTTTCAGGCAACGGCGTGTCCGGGGCCGTATCTTTACAGCAAGCAGGGCTGGATAGCCCAGCAGGTGAACGAAAGATTGGAGGATGACGAGATGGGTTCTTATGAGCAGTTCAAAGAATACATGAAGAAATATGAGGAGGAACGAGCGAAGGAATCCGCTGATTCGTGGGCGGTACCGCATATCAAATGGGCGAACGAACACGGCATCATAGTTGGTGATGATGACGGAAACTTCCGTCCGCAGGACCCCATCAAGCGACAGGAGATGGCAGGCGTAGCACGGTCTATCATGATTGCAGTTAGCAGACTATTTGAGAAGTTTGCGGAGTAGCGACTAAGGTTAATAGGAGCCGTGAGAAGGCACTTCAGTCTTGATTCTCACGGCTTTTTTATTGAGGTGGATAAAGATATCAATCATCAAACAGGAGGTAGAAAATGAGAGTTTTTATTAGCATGCCTATGCACGGAAAGAGCGAGGAACAGATTCGTGAAGAGATGGAGCAGATCAAGAAGGATTTCGGTTTTCCCGATTCCGAGTTCATTGACAGTGTGATTCCCGACCACGAGGAGAAGACTCCACTGGAGAGCCTTGCTGAGTCCATCAAACTTCTGGATACGGCTGATGCCGTGTTCTTCGCTCACGGATGGGAGGATGCCCGTGGTTGCCGTGTAGAGAGAGCGGTAGCCGAGAATTATGGCATCATGATCTATGAATAAGGAGTAAGACTATGGCTCTTGGATCAAACAAAAATAACGTAATGATGGCCGATACTGGCGGTGGTGGTAAAACAACTGGCACAAAGACGGTAGTCAGTACGGCGGCGAATGCGGCGAAGACCGCAACCACTACACCAAAGACTACAACCACCACTACGCCGAAGACTACCAAAACGACACCGAAAACCACGACTACCACGCCTGCAGGTGGAACGAAGACCACTGTAACCAGTGCTGATGGTACGGTTCATACTGCGTACATCGTAAACGGTAGAACGGTCAATGCGGATGGTTCTGCGTATAACTTCAAGAACGGTGATACCGTCAAAACCAATGGCGGTAGTTACACCGTCAACAATGGTGTTGGCACCAAAGTAGACACGCCAAAGACTACTACGGCGAAGCAGTCTGCACAGGGAGTAGCAGGAAAGTCTTCTACTCCAACAACAGGTTCTGTTGCCTATGCGGATAATGGAACGAAAAGCACAAAGACATCCAACGTAAATACGAAGCCCGTAACTTCGACTGCCAATCCAAAAGTTCCTGCGATTAAGCCGACCACACCAAGTACACCATCGACCAAATCTACCAATGATGTTCAAGCTGCTTATGATGCGATTCAGGCAGAAAAGAATGAAATCGCAGCAGCAAGAAATCAACTGCAGGGTAGCGGTGCTGCTCCGTCACTTCCTGGTGGCTATCGTACAGAGCAGATGCTGTCACAGCAGGAGGAGGCGTTTTTATCTCCGCTTCTCAATGGAGGCAACAACAATACACCAACGACACCTCAGCAACCGAAAAAGGATACGGATAGTCAATATGGTTCCGGCGCAGGTGGTGCGAGGAGCACGGGTGGCGCTGGCGGTACTCAACCTGGAACACAGAGTGGTGGCGGTAATCAAACACAAACTGGCCCTGCTGGTTCTACACCCACAACGGTTACGAGAAAAGACGGCACTGTCGTAAATGCGTACATTTTGAATGGTCATACGGTTGACGCCCAGGGTAATCCATACAAATTCCAGGATGGCGATGTAGTCAAGACTGGTGGTGGTGATTACATTTGGACTGGCGATAGCACTAATGGTAAAGGTACGCCGATGAATATTTATAACGCAATCCAAAGCGTTAATCCAAGCAACCCACCGTCTCAGCTCAATCTGACTCCAGATGATGCGCTTTATGGTGGAGCGAAGGCTGTTCCAATTCTGGGTCCTGATGGTCAACAGGCTGGAACTGGATATGTAGTCAATGGCGTTACTTATATTAAGAATGCTGATGGTACGCTTTCCAGACTGACCAACCCGACTGATATTCCGTACATCGTCAGAACTGGCGGTGGCGATTATGTCATGACCAAAGACGGAAGCATGACGCTTGATGATTACGAGAAGAATTATGGTCCTCTGTCCGATTGGACATTTGACGGAAACGGGTACAGCAATGGTGGTGGATTACTTCCCGGCACACCAGAACAGGAAGGCACCGCAAGAGCGATGACCGACTATAGCAACATGACCGAAGGCGATCTCATCAACTATGTTATGAACGCAATCAATGTTGGAGACGAAGCTGCGCTCCGTGACTTCATGACATGGGCAGAGGCGCAGGCTCTCGCAAGAGAGAGAATGAATCCGCTCTACAACCAGTACATCGATCAGTCCATGAGAAACATCGACCTGCAGGCGCTGCGTGGAGGTTTCTATGGCCAGTTGCCGACAGAGGCTCTCCGTCAGCAGGCGCTCGCCGAAACGGAAGGTAATAGAACTCAGGCTATCATCGACTATGCACAGCAGCTAATCAACGCAGATCGTGAGGGTGTACTTGCAGATGCTGAGCTAAATCTCGATGAGAGACAGCAGAGAATCAATACTCTGCTGAACCTGCTTGAATCAAACCGCAATATGGCACAGGCTGACAAGGATAGAGAACTCAAGAAGTACATCGCCGATCAGGATAACATGAATGCTCAAGGTAAACTTCAGAGTTCTAATGACCAATTCGAAAGACAGCTCGCCTATGACAAGTGGGTACAGGATCAAAAGAACAAACAGTTCTATGACAAGTTGGCACAGGATAAATGGATCGCACAACTTAGATACTAATAAGGAGTTACTATGGCACTATTTAATAAAGACGCTAAAACGAAATCACTTCAAGATAGACTTGCCGAAAGAATCCAAAATTCAGTTCAAAGTTCACAAGCACCTTATGCTCCTGTTACTGACAAGAAAGATGCCGCAGTTGCAAATGTTACGAATACGCTGAAGAAGACTTCCACTGATCCCGCCGCTTTTACAGCGGCGCTTCAGGGGAAGGTGAATCCGGCAAAGAAAGGAATCGACACAAAGTCTGTAGATTCCCAAACTACGCAGCAAGCGGTTACGCAGGAAGCTGGTGCACAGCCCACCAACAGAGCAGACAATAGTTACTTGGATTCATACTATTCCAAGAGAGACGAGACCGCCGGAAGAACGGGGACTACTGTTACCCCAGGTTCCGTCAAAATCGACCAGAGTGTTTTTAACGACAAGAGCGCAGACTCTACCGTTAAGAACACTCTTTTGTCATACTATTCTAAACGGCAGTTTGAGAACACCCCAATTGAGGCTGCTCCAATGTCAACTGTTAAGCCGACGAGAGTTGATAATACGATTATCGGTACAGCCAAGACTTATGGTGGGGCATTAGGTGGGGGGCTTACTGCAATCAATAAGTTTGCTGCAGATCGATTAAACGACACGAGCGATAATGTGAAAGGTGTTGGTATTACCGATTATGCAGTTGACTACTATAAAGATAAGGACGATGAGTGGCTTCGCAAAAATTTAAATCCTGCGACATATAAAGCGGTCACAAACGCTATGCGCACCAACGCTGACATGCGCAAACAAGCACTTGATCAACGCAATGCCACAGATGCTTTGCAACTGGCCGGCCAGGAGAATCTTAGACAAGCAAAAGAAGGCACAAACAAGATAGGCGAAACCGCTGTTAATGTTAGCTCAAATGTCATGGAGATGTCTGCAGACCGTGCAATCACTGCTGCATTAACTGCTGTAGGGGTACCTGCAAAGATTTCTCAGTATACGCCACTTTATCTTAGGTCTTTAGGCGCATCAAACCTTGAAGCAAGACAGGATGGTGCAACTGAAAACCAAGCGTTCGTATATGGTAACTTGGCAGCAAGTCTCGAAGTTGCGACCGAAACTATGTTGTCGCCAACCAATTTTGCTGAGGCAGCTTATGGTAAGGGTTGGCTCGGCTCTGGTATTGGCAAATCCGCATTAAGTACATTCTCTCGAAAAGTCGCAAAATCTCCGATTGGTCAATCTCTAATTTATGCTGTCGGCAACCTTGGTCTTGCTGGTATTGAGGAATCGGGCGAAGAGGCTGTGTCTGGTGTCTTGACACCGCTCATCAAACGGATCACTTATGATAAGGATGCAAAGCTCGATCCAAAAGAAGTTGGCGAGAGCATGCTTACAGCATTCATTGCGACGGTACTTACTGGTGGCGCTGGCGTTGCAAACACAAGCAAAGCGGCAAGTGTTTACAACAACCCGACAACTGTTAACAGTCTGATTGAAATTGCTAAAACAACGCAGGATGAAAAAACTAAAGCGGCAAAATTAGCAACCAATTTAGAGAAAGTTGTACAGGATGGTGGTAAACCAAACAATCTCGAAGTGGTTGATCTAATCCATTATCTTAATGAGTCGGGCAGTGAAGCACAAACAAACAAGTTGTATGAGCTTGCCGATGTAGATAAAAGCGATAGCAATGCGAAAGCGCAATTAAATGGTGCGGTTTCTCTTGCAATGATGAATGTAAACACGGCTATGACTGATGCGTCCAATATGAGCGAATCGTCCATGTCATCCATCGATAATGAAGTGAATATCTTGGCGAACGCTCTGGTTAGCGAAGATGTATCTGATGTTCTTAAGCCGTCCATCGCTTACACGCTGCAGTCCTTCAACACAACAAGAACGACAGCTAACGAAAGCGGCCCAGTAGGGATTCGCCGTGGAGATACTGTCTCTTATCATGTGTCGCAAGGTGTGAATGAAACTGCACCTGCAGGAATCGAAGGCTATGATGTAGTACGCAAGCACGACAACGGCACGGTGGATTACATTTGGACGGATGATTTCAATGGAAACGCATTCCCCGAAATTACCCGTCAGGTGACCGTGGATGCCAGAGGAAAGCAGACAGACACCACGCCAAAGACCGCAACTATCATCAACGATAAGTCCACCCTGGTTCCACAGAACTATACAGGCTTCAATGTGGAAGAGCAGAGAGCCAATGAGAATTATTGGAAAGAGGGACGCAAACGGACTGGTTTATCGTATAATACTACACAGATGAACAATAAGGCATACTTCAACAACTATTGGCAGATGTTGCAGAATGCCGAAGCGAACATCGCTAATGCACAGGGACAGGAGGTAAATGTAAATGAAGGAGTCGAAGCCGGAGCCGAGAGTAGCAATCCAGACCAAGGACGGGTCGATGTTGTTCCTACCGTTGAGCCAAGCGGGAGAGTACGTGAAGAAACACGGGCAGACGTCGGGATCAATTTTATCAATGGCATTAAACAACGCTTTGGAGCCAACGGAGAAACTGCCGAACGATTAAACAGAGTTGAAAAAATCTACAACTCACTGGCCAAGAATAACGTGAAGCCTGTAGACGCAGGACAGTTTGCAGGTGAAATCGGTGGTGTAGCAGGAACTTATGTAGTTCCAGTTAAAGGTACTTCAGCAAGATCGCTATCATCTCTTACAAAGAAACTGAAAGCGGCTGGCTTTGAGAAAATTAAATATTTCGCGGGAGACCTAATCGTTGCAGATGGCAATGGTAACATCTTCCCTGTTAACGGTGCTTTCGATGGGAGCACCGTTTATGTTTGCGTGGACAATTTATATCTCACTGCGGAGCAGATTGCCGACCATGAAACCTTCCACAAGATTATTAAGGACATGGGTGAAGGTTTCTTTAATAGTGTCGAGGCGCAGATGCGTCAAAGAGATTCTGCTGCGGTAGACACCTTGCTCGCACGGTACAGAGAAAAGTACGACAGTCCCGCTATGACTGACCGTGATTTGATGGAAGAGATCGTGTGTGACGCTTATGGTGGCATGAACATCTTCCAGGAGGGTTCCGGTGCTGAGCAGTTCAGCGACATTGTAAGAGCCCAGGGAGAGGTTGCAATCAAGGGCGAAGAAACCGAGACACCTCAAGGCGTTGAAAACACTGAGGTTGCAGAGATTCCAGAGACAGAGCAGGGCGAACAAACTGCTCCTGAAATTACAACAGAGGATGTAAATGCTGAGGCACCAACGGCAGAAACTACAGAAGAGAGTGTAAATACTGAACCTATCCGTATTAAGCGCAGCCGTGATGCTGAATGGGAGGATGTAAGCAGAGAAGATGCTATCGCTTACGGCAGAGAACTGTATGGCAACCTCGGTAATGTGAAAGACCCAAGTAGACGCCTGCAGATGGTGAATAATAGCATCCAGGGATATGCGCTTACCGCAGAAGATGTTGGTGGAATCGAATCCGTAGACAGAGATGCAAAAGGTGCTAAGGTCGATGCGCAGACTAATGCGGCAATTGAAAAAGCGGCTGCCTCTGATGCCAACCAAGAGATTTGGGATGAACCGAATGCGAAACTGATCTTCTCCGGCAAAGCGAAGTCTCCCGATGCGTACAAGTTTGAGGTAGTAGAAGAAAAGCCAAACGGCACCGTTACCCACACCTTCTTCGACACTGAAGATAAAGCCACTGCTCATGCCGAAGGTCGCAACCAAAAGAACAAGACTGGCGCTGCAATCGTAGTAAACCTTGATGAAAGCGGTGCACTGGATCGTGCAGTCGATGAATCTTCAAAAGCAAACATGGAAGCGTTTGAAGAAGATGAAAGACGAGCACAGAAGTATTCAATGTATCAAAATAAAAATGGAAGCAAAGGTGGCATACCAAATGCTTCAAAAACCCTTGTGGAAACGTCCAAAACGTCTGCCGATATTACTTCCACTGAGGGTGTATCGCAGGCTAAAAATGATGTCAAGTTCTCTCGTTCCTTCGATTCCAACGGTCGCAACCTTACCGAAGATCAGGCTGAATACTTCAAGGGCAGCAAGATTAGAGACGCAGAAGGAAACCTGTTTGCGCTTTATCATGGAACACCAAACAACTTTACGGTGTTTGATGTTTCGAGAAGCGGTGAGAACTACGATGGATGGTCGCAACTCGGTAAAGGAATTTACCTTGCGCCTGACGAAAAGACTGCGCAGCATTATGCGGACAATGCAGGACGTGGAAGACTGACCAAGGTAATGCCGTTATATGCAAACTTGGTAAATCCGTTTAATGTAATGAATCATGTAGACTTCTCTATTGACGATATGGCGGGTAAGTATGGTTTGAATGACTATAATGTACAATTCATTTCCAAGTACGGGTATCGTTTTATAGACTTTTTAAGTGAACATGATGAACCAATAATGGATTACCTCAAGTCTAAGGGATTTGATGGCATTTGGGATTCTTACAACGGAAAGAATCCATCGCAGGTTGTTGCATTTGAGCCAAACCAAGTAAAGAACATCGACAATACAAACCCGACTGAAAATGCTGACATTAGGTTTTCCAGATCGTTCGACGCAGCAGGAAGAATTTTGAGCGAAGAACAAGAAACATACTTTAAAGATAGCCGGGTCCGTGACGATAACGGTAACCTTATGCCTGTTTACCACGGTACAGATGCTGACTTCAATATCTTTGACACCTCTGTAAGTGGTGGCAAGAATGGTACAGCTGAAGGTTTTGGTATCTATCTGACTAATGACGAGGAAGTTTCCAAGCATTATGGCGGTAGAGTTATTGAAGGGTACGCAAACATCACTCGCCCTGCAACATCTTGGCAGAAGACTATTAAGCAGCCCGAACTGGCGAAACTGATCCAAAAGACCTGCGAGATGGAAGCCGACAAGATGGCGGCGAACGATGGCTATGATGATAGAGCACAGGCATTGAGAGACACTTGGATTTCCAATTATGTCTATACGCCTGAATACTCTACCATCAATGGTGCATACAATGCCGTTGCCCGTGAAATCCTGAAAGCAAATGATAACGACATGGATATCATTCAGGAAGTTATTGTTGGACAGGGCATCCGTGATTATGAGAGTGCGATGCAGTTCTATAACGAAGCTCTCACTCCAACTACTGGCATTGATGGATTTTGGACGAAGTGGTCTGATGCGGAAGGGAATGAAACTGCAGATGTAATGCTTGCGTTCAGCTCCAACCAGGTAAAGAATCTTGACAACTTAACACCGACAACCAATCCAGACATTCGGTTTAGCCGTGCTATGGATTCAAATCTTAGAACATTATCTGATGAACAAGCTGAATTCTTTAAGGATAGCAAAGTTAGGGATAGGTTTGGTAATTTACTTGCGTTGCGTCATGGAACGGCCAGTGACTTTACCGTGTTTGACCCATCGAGAAGTGGAAACAATTACAATGGGTTTAGTGAATTTGGCCCTGGTATCTACCTTACTCCTGATGTGGGAATGGCGAAATTCTATGCAGACAAAGCCACAAAGATTTCTAATGGGGAATCAAAGATCATGGACTTGTATGCTAACATTACAAACCCATTTGATGTTATTAAACCGATTGAGTTCTCTATAGATGATATTGCAGAAAAATATAATCTGCATGATTATGATGTCGCCGAGATGACTCGTTGGGGTGATAAGTTACTCAAGTTCTTGATTGACAAGGGTGAAGACACAAGGGCTTACCTCTCTGGCAAAGGTTACGATGGTATCATCGTGTCCTGGTATGAAAATACCCCATCCCAAGTAATCGCATTCAATCCGAATCAGGTAAAGAATATTGACAACCTGACTCCAACAACGAATGAAGACATTCGCTTCAGCAGAAAGCTTGCGGAAGATGGTACGCAACTTGAAATCGCAGACTTTTTGATGCAGACACAGAATATGGACGAAGATGTAGCAAATAAAAATGCTACACAGATTTCAAGCCTTGGTAACATCGTCGTAAAAGATTCCACGTTCGGCGAAAAGACTATTGGCAAAACCCTTGCTGTGGGATTTAAAGAAGACTTAATTAAGGATGGACGGACTTCACTTATCGGAAAAACTGTCGAAAGCGCTGACGACTTAGCAACAATTGCACAGGTGTTCAGGAATCCACGATTCGAAACCTTTAGAATGTTTTTTGTGAATGATAATGGGGAGGTTGTGTATCAAACTGGTGTAGCATCTGGTCTAGTAAGCCAGACAAGTGTCCTTGGCGCTAATCCTTACTCGTTCCTAACAAAATTAGCGAGGGATGCTAAGAGGGCTGGCGCTGTTGCATACTACGGTTTACACAATCATCCGTCTGGGAACCCTGAGCCTTCATCGGAGGATTATAGAGCTGGTTCAATGCTGTCTACTTTCTTTAATGAAAGAAACATTACTCGTAAGGGCGATGTGATTATAAACAGCAACAAGTACGCTGTGTATGATTCAGTGAATTGGACAGTAGACATTAAGCCTTTAAACGAAAATATTAAAGATGAGTTGCTTACCCCTGTTGGAGATACGGGTCTTATTCGCACTATCAGTGGTCCTGACGACCTTGCGAATCTCGGAAAGGCGATTCAATTATCTCCTGGATTTTCTGGCGTGATTTACTTGAATGCCAAGATGAAAACAACTGCCGTTCAAGAGATTAGTAACAAGTTCCTCTCAGATGAAGTTAAACTTTCTGAGTTTATAGAAGAGAATTTAACAAAATATGGGGCGCTAAATGCAGCATTCGTGACTGATGATCGTGCCACGTTTGAAGCCATTCGGAAGATTTGGAAAAGTGGACTTGGCGTGGATGTAATCCTCCTGGAAAATGGACAACTTGCGATTTCCGCCAATACTGTCGATAAACAAAATTCTGGAATGCTGCAAAAGCATAGCGAATTAGAGGTTGACGAGAAGAGTGTATTCGATAATAGCGTGCTTCGTTTTAGCCGCAACTTCGCTTCCACGGAAGAGATGAACCGTGCATACAGTGATGCCGTCAAGTCCAACCCTGAAGAGGCACAGAAGATGCTTGATGCCTTTGCGGAGGAGAAGGGATACACGCCCTATGCGCTGTATCACGGAACAGACAAATATGGTTTTACTGAATTTGATCTTGGTGCAATGGACGATGGACAAAGCATATTTATGACAGATGAACTGGATGTTGCTAAATCTTACTCAAATTCGGAGTTTGTTGGCACACCAAAGCCTGTGGATTTTGAAGATATCAACAGTTTGCTGAATGCATACTTGGAGAGAAATACGGAGGATACAGGTCGTGTTTTAATGCCGGATGATATTGAGGCGGAATATGAACAAGAAATAAACCGAGCGCACAAAACGATTGAAAAGAATCGAAAAGAATTTGAAAGAGATGCAGCAAAGAATGGTTGGGCCGATGATTATCCTGAAACTATGGCCTCACTCAGAGCGTCTTATGAGAAGGGATTAGCGGCGAATACGGCAGAAGAGTTGGATGCGGCGAGAGATGAGTTCATGAATGCATTTGGCGACTTTATGCCAGAGTATTATGATATCTCTGATTCTCTTCATTATCTCGGACGAATGGATGAGGCTAAAGAGTCTAACACCCCAATGGTTTACATTGATTATGGTGGGCATGGGTATGGCGAGTTTATGTCGCTTGAAGATTTGGCTCTAATGCTTGATATGGACAATGGGCTAATTGGTTCAGGAAACTTAAAACTGTATGCCAAAACAGATAACCCTCTCATTGTAGATGCAAACCTGTCGAACTGGAATATGATAGAGTTTGATCCACTTGGTGTGAATTCGAAGATGAATGATCTACAAACAATTGCATGGAAAAAACATGGATTGGTCATCCCTTCGATGCAAGTGGAAAGCTTATATCAAAATGGCGAAGTGTCGGATGAAATTCAAGAAGCTATGCAAGACGAATCAATAAGAAAATTGGTTGACGAAATATCCGACATATCCTCCAAGTATTTGAAGAGTCGTATCAATCCGTTTGATTCGAACACGAGAACGAGAGATGTGAGTTTGTATGCGAAACAAAATGGGTATGATTCCGTAATATTCAAGAACATTTATGATATTGGACAATACGGTATGCTTTCAACCCACAAAGCGTCTACGGTCTATATTTTATTCAACCCGTCTCAAGCAAAATCCGCAGACTTAACAGTGTACGGAGATGATGGAAAACCAGTGCCACTGTCCAAGCGTTTTGATGCAAACCAAACGGATATAAGATTCTCCAGGAACTTTGAAACGCCGACAACGATTACGGCAAGAGCTGAAAACGAGTACACCAAGAATATGGTGTCGAACTTTAACAGTTCTACCGAGTCCAGGAACCGCATTGCTTCGCTGAATCCGGCAGAGGTTGCTCATACAATCAGCACGCATTACAATTCGTCCATTAACAATGTCGAACTAAAGAGTGCTGTAGATCAGTTGAAGCAGTACGCTAATGAAAAGATTTCTACAGGACAGGATGTAAATTATGCCGATGCCAGAATCATAGCGAGCACTATTGCACGACAGGTTGTGGCACAGAACAAGGCGCTCACAGATACTGATGGGTACAAGACTTATGCGAAGATGCTGAAGATTGTAGATGAAATGCCAGTCAAGATTCCTGGAAATATTTCGAGATACATCGAGAATTATCAAGGATGGAAGACTGCAAACATCGACAACATCCGTATCGAACAGAACGGTGTACCTGTAAAGGCTGTGTACGACAGACTCAACAAAACCTTCGGTGACGAACTTTTCCCGACAAACTTAAAACAGTATGAGATGGCAGAACGGATTGCAGAGGTTGTTGGAAACTACAGGAATATCTACGAGAATCCGTACAATGACAATCTCGACCTTGCGACACAGTTTGCTACCAACGATATCTTGAACATGGTCTTCAAGTCTCCTAACACTATCGATATCGGCGATGTAGACCTTACGAAAGTCTATGACACAATCAATGATAGAAGAGCCAAGATGCTTGAGAAGATCGGTCAGGCGTATTCGAAGGGTGAGGATATTGATGTAACCACCACCGAGGAATTCCGCAAAGCGCAGACCATTGAAACAGAAACCGATGATGGAGTGGACTATCGCCACGCCAATCTGAATCCTGAAGAATGGAAAACAACGAAGACTAAAGGCAACAAAGCAAAAAGAGTTTTGTCTCCGACTGACATTATCGCCAAGATGGAACATGATTTTGGGCACAATATTACGGAAGGTCAGATTCGAAAGAAGGATGTTCTTGGTACATTCAACAGAAACAACAAGGGTATCCGCATCAAGTTCAGCAACGATCTCCCGACTGCCTGCCATGAACTCGGTCACGCATTAGATTTAAAGTACAACATTCAGTCGAAACTTACTGAGTCAATGAAAAACGAGTTGCTGACAAGACACAGAAAGGGAGTTCAGGCTCTCATAGCAAGTTATCCTGAAAGCAAACGACTTGGTGAGGCTATCGCAGAATATAACAGAGAGTTCCTCCAAAATAGAGATAATGTCCTCAACAGATTCCCCGAATTCAGTAACTTCTATTTGAACGCAATGAGTGAAGATGACCGTGCGAACATGTTCGCCTTGGCTGATAATATTAACGCTTACTATGTAGCAAGTGCCAAGACTGCTCAACAATCCGTTCGTCTCCGCTCTGAAGGTCAGCCTGATTACAGAACCTTCGGTGAAAAACTGAAAGATAAGTGTAAACATCTTTATCAAATGTTTGTGGACTCTAATGCTGCTATCAATGACTTCAGTAAAGCTACTGGTTCCAATGCTTACATCCTCGCAACCAATGCCGCTTATGCTGATGCAAGAGCTGGACAGATCATCGTTGGTGCATTGTTCGACAAGGACGGCACGATGGTAAGTGAAGGACTCACTGCTGCTCTGAATGAAATCAATCTTAATGACGATGTGGAGTACAAAGCGTTTGGTGAATACTTAATCGTAAAACATGGTCCAGAATTCATGGAAACTACAGGAGGCGATGTATTTTCTCACCCAACTGAAAACACTGCAGAGTGGATGAATAAGAGGGCAGCGGAACTTGAAGAGAAGTATCCGGCATTTAAAGAGTCTGCCGAAAAACTGTACAACTTCCAAAATCAGTTCCTATATACTTGGGGGGTTGAGACTGGACTCATTAGCGAGGAAGTATATAACGAATGGACAGAACGGTGGAAATACTATGTACCATTCAACCGTGTAATCGTTCGTGATTCGAGAAACGGATTCGTTGTGGGCGACCAGTCCAGAAGAGGATTCGCAAATCAAACAAGTGGTATCCATAAAGCAAAAGGCTCAACCAGGGATATTTACCATCCCGTTGACAACATCATGATGAACATCATTAGGATGGTTAAGGCGGGAATGAGTAACCAAGTTATGGTCGAGATTGCAGATGCTGCAGTGAAGAACAATGTGGATGCCAATATTATGGAAAAGATACCTGCCCCAATGGTTGGCAAGAACTTTTACACCGAAGCCCTAAAAAAGAAACTCGCAACTCAGTTCGAAGATGCAAACGCTATGGGGCAGATCGCAGATGAAAGTCTTGATGCCATTGAGGATATCATCGATGGCATTGACGCAGTTATTACTCAATACAGTGTAGGAAAGGCTGTTGGTGATAAGGTCACCCTTCTCCGTGATGGCAAGGAAGAATTCTGGAAGATTAACGATCCATTCCTACTTGAGTCATTAACCAAGATGCAGCCAAACAGAGCCGGAGGATTGCTTGAGGCATATGCCGTTATGTCGAGATTTATGACATCGAACATCACTGGCAACAACATCATTTGGTCTCTGTCGAGAAACGCTCCAAAGGACTTAGGCACACTGTACACTTACTCCCCAACGAAATCTCCAATCAAGATTTTCGGTGGTATCGCAAAGGCTTATAGCAATAATATAAAGAATGCCGTTGGTGTTGAGGTTGATCCATATTATATGGAATACCTCGCAATGGGCGGTGGAAAGACTTCTGCTTACACTGCAGATATCAATACTGCAGATAGAGCGAGAAAGCAGATGCGGATTAAAGCCACGCAGCAGAAACGCCATGTTCCGCAATTATCATCACTCATTAAATCTCCAATAGAGATGATCGAGTTGGTGAGTGATACCGTGGAACTTGGACCTCGTTATGCGACCTATAGAGCACTGCGTAATCAGGGTGTTGAGCCACAAAAGGCGTTCTATGAAGCCTGCGATGTTACGGTCAACTTCCGCAGATCAGGATGGATGTCCCGTCAAATTAACATGGTGACTCCATTCTTCAATGCTAACATTCAGGGTATCGATAAGTTCGTGAGATTTTTCACGGCAGCGAATGTCCCAACGAACGAGAAGGCAAAAGTGCTCGCAGGCAGAGCTGCGTTCTTTGTAGCGCAGTCCTCACTCATGGCAGCCATTACTATTGCACTCAACTATAGAGACAAGGATAAAGAGAAGGAGTACGAGCAATTATCAACCTTCACCAAAAACAACTACTGGTGCATTCCAGCAGATATTGCAAACAGATTTGGATTGATTCTTAAGAATGGTGAGTTCCTCGCATTACCAAAGGCAAGAGAACTTGGTATCCTTTCCTCCTTCATTGAGAGATGTTGGGAAGACAGGATGCGTACCGATGACCATGCTTGGGATGAGTTCGCACAATACACATCCGACAATTTACTTCCCGCTTATTTAGCAGAACTTGCAGACGGTGCTATCGATAAGGATAAGTCCGTGTTTGAAGCAATGGAAGAGTGGCCGACAAACCTCGGTGTGTTCGGCGTTCTTGCATATGCACACGCAAACAAAGACTTCCTCGGTAGAAATATCGTGAGCGAATCTTTGCTGAACTATGAGAAGAAGGATCAGTTTACTGGAAAGACTTCTATCCCGGCATACTATATCGGTCAGGCATTTAACTTGAGCCCGCAGAAGATCGACTTCGTTGGTCAGCAGGTGTTCAGCAATGTTTGGAAGCCAATGCAGGCGTTGTTCCCGAAGGATGATTTCTATAAAGACAAAACCCTCGGTGTAAGAAACGCTTGGATTAAGGACAGTCAACATAGCAACGACCTCGTGAACTGGATGTATGACCAAGCTGATGCGAGTGAAAAGAAGAAGAACTCTGACAAAGAAAATGCTGAGAAGGTATACCGCTATAGCATGGACAATAAAATGAAAACCTTCTATGGCAACTACAATTCACTGACGAAGGAGATTGATGAGACCGCAGATAGTAGACTCTATCGGCAGAAAGTTTTGGACATGATTTCTGACTATCAGGAAAGTGTTGAGAACGGCGTACCGCAGAGTCAGCGTGCTGTTTACGAGGTATTCAAGAAGTACAATGACACAAGCTTATTGCCAACAGTAATGGGAACAACCATAAAGGATGGCTCTGGTGCAGAGTACGAACTCAACTATAAACAGTATTTCAATTATCAGGGTAGTTACAACAATAATTATTACAACCTGGCGAACGATGTGTTCAGCGTTTTGACATCACCTGACGATAGAGCGCTTGCCCTGAAGAAGATAAAAGGCTCGAGCGGAAAAGGCTTCGCTCAACTTATGGCAATGGACGAGGCTCTCATCAAAATGGGAAAGAACCCGACTGGAGAGTTGGACAAGTACCAAGATGTAGACCTTCGGAATGTTGTCATTTGGCAAGTCTACAGTACTAAAGCAGACGAGGCTGGCGTGAGTGTAGATGATGATGGCAATGTAAAGAACAATGGAAACATCGACCAGAAGGAAGGCAGGTATGCTCTCGATCAAATGGATTGGTTGACCCCACATGAAAAAGCAGTGCTTTGGAACAGTAAGTGGGATACCGTCAAGAACAATCCGTGGAAAGAATACTTATAACAACTCGTGCATATTTATAAATATGCTAATAACTGGTGCTACTGGGCAAATATTCAATGTGCCAAAAGTGTGACACAGGTCTGCAACTGTTGAAATTTCAATGGTGAATCTTGCGTCACATGCAAGAGGCCGTTGGTTCGAGTCCAATACAGCCCACCACCTTAAAACCCTTGGAATTTCAACGATTCCAAGGGTTTTTGTTTTGCGGAAAATTTCCATATTTTATGTGAAAAAGTCCCCGATTGTCACCGATTGTCACAGATTTGTGTGCCAAAAATGTGACACAGTGTTGACATAATTCTTCTCTTCCAATATGTGGGATGTATAAGAGTTTATAATCGTCTGAAAGATTCACCGACCCGAAGGACGGTTTGGAGGTTCTGATGAGTGTAGACACGGCTCGTTGTGGCGGTGGATGTGTGACCCATAACTGCCGCCGCAGCGCCGATGTCAACACCGTTCTCCTGGAGCATAGTGGCATAGTTATGACGCAGACAGTAGGGGACGAGATCGTCTGCGACCTTATAGGGAGGGATCACTTTGCCGTGTGGTGAGACCTTGCATCCCATCTCAATGTTCATCTGCCTGATGATCCTGTCCCACGCTCTCCGTCTGCTTGTCGTTGTCATCGGCTTTCCGCTTTCCGTGTGAAGCAGCAGTTCGTTTGGCTTGAGAGCCGGGAGTTCCAGTTGGCTTGGGATCGGTACGAATCTGTCCGCTGCATCCGTCTTTGTTCCCTTTACATGGAGGAGTGTTTGTCCGTCTACTATTTCGAAATCACTTCCTCTTATGTCTGAAGATTCTGCAGGACGCATTCCAGTATAGTACATCACCTTGCCCCAAAGACCAGCCATGCCGCACTTGTCACAAGCACGAAGGAAAGTCTCTCGTTCTTCCTGTGTCAGTGCACGCCTGTGTCCTTCATCTGCGCTTGGCATCGTGAGCCGTTGCGCAGGGGAAACATAGAGGAGTCCGTTATCCACGGCAGCTCCAAATATCCCTTCGAGGCTGTTCTTTACCTTTTGTACATAACTATAAGATTTATCTTCTGCGAGATCGTTCAGGAACACTTGGAGGTCTATGGTCTTTATCTTCCTCAATTTTATTCCACCAAACACTGGCGCAACTGACTTCTGTAGCATGCTTGTCAGGTTGTTTAGACTGCGCTGGTTCATTGTCTGTGATTTGTAGACTCTTAACCAAGTCTCCATCCAGGTGCCAAAGAGCATCCCGGATTCTTTTGATGATAGACCCTTCTCCAGTTCTTTGATCTTGTCGTGCTTCTTGATCTCTGCATCAAGTTCACTTTTACCAGAGACCCAGTATCGTTCCCCCTCGAATATAAAGCTCTTTCTTATCCTCTTCTGTTGAATGCCCATAGAAGCCACCTCACGGCTGCGTGAGAGAGTTTTTTGTGTTTTATTGATAAGTTTATCGATGATGAAAATTACTCTCTAAAACCGCCGATTTTTCGTTCGTCAAAAGTGTGGATGTAATCGTCCGCTTCCCGCTCCATCTCATGAACATCTCCCTCTTTGTGCAGGTGTCCGTAGAAGATGTGAGCGAGTTCGTGGACACAAACATCTCGTTGCTTCTTTGTGTCCAGTTTTCCATTGATGTAAATGTTGTGGTGCCCATCAGGACTATCCATGACCATACCATCTGCAGGCAGGTCATCTACGACCCTGACAGTAAAGTCATCGTGAATCATTCATGTTCCTTTCCGGCGAAGGCGAGGCTTACTGATAATTTACACTCACGATTGTAATTATGGTTGTGTCCCATAAGTAAGACACTAATCTTTATACGTCCGGCGCAGACGCTCTGCGTAATCTTTAACGGCATTGAAATCATCTTCGTCAAGATCATTTGAAACACTGAGCAAAGTTCTTAATTTTGGATTGTTTTTTAAGATCGTCAGGTAATCTTTATCACTTCTTGTCAATTCAATTTCCTTATCTTCAATACCAGTATCAAGATAATCGAGCGAAACACCGAAATACTCAGCAATCAATTTCCTTTTATCATCCTTTGGTCTATATCGCCCAGCCTTCCAATTGCTTATAACACTCTGTCCAATTCCTAAATCCTTGCACACTTTGTAGACGGAAACACCAGCCTCCACTCTTAATTTCTCAAAAATCTCCCACATTTTCTTTCCTCCAAATACTTCAGAAAGAAAACCTAAAATACCTGTTGACAACTTTTGAAAACGAAAGTATAATACTCTCGAAATCAAAAGTAAATCGGGCAGGCAATAGTTTAGATTTTCAAATGATTTTGATTAGCACTTGGAATTATATTTGAAATCTTAACTATTGTCAAGTCCCCGAAAAGAGAGGGGGTGACAGTTATTAGCACTGTATACGAAAGGTACGCAGCATTAAGAGATGCAAAAGGTGTAACTGACTACAGGGTTGCTAAAGATGCTGGTGTTGAAAACGCAATGCTAAGCAACTGGAAGGCTGGGAGATATGAGCCTAAGCCAAAGACATTACTACCAATAGCATCATACTTCGGCGTATCGCTGGACTACTTCTATAACGAAGGAGAATGAAATGTTTGGAAGGATTGAAGACCTTCCATCGACCGTTACCAACTTTACGGAGAATGGTAAATGCACGGAATGCGGACAATGTTGCAGCAGTCTTTTGCCGATAGCGGTATCCGAGATCAAAGCAATAAGAAAGTACATCCGCAAGCACGATATAAAACCATTCGTCCACAAAGGCCCTGTAGCCTCACCAGTGATTGATCTGACTTGCCCATTTCTTAATGACAGCAAGCCGAATCACAAGTGTATGGTCTACGAGGTGAGACCGCTGATCTGCAGGATATTCATCTGCAGTAAAGAGATGAACCTGTTGGATGCAATGAAGATTAAGAACCACTTCGCTACAGAGGAAGTTCAATTAGTCAATATGCGAGAGATATTTTGCAGAGAGGATTGACATGAAACGGTACAGATGGAACAGAAGTAAGTTTTTACAGAACTTAATGGAATTCCTGACTATGTTGGCTCTGGCGGGCATGTTCCTGTGGCTGACATATGAATGGATAATGAACGCTTAACAATGACGAAGAAAGAATTGATGCAGTCTCTGCGTGAAGCGGCTGGATGTGATTTCATCAGTCAAAACAAAGTCCGCAAATGGTATGGCGGTCGCTTTGAACAGACGGCTGAACTGCTGACAGACCTTGCTTATACGAGCAGAGGACGGACAAAGATGTACTACATCGGCGATGTTGCCGAGGCAGTAATGAAAAGGAGAATGTACCAATGACATTATCAAATAATGATGTGGCAAATCTGTGTGAAATCGCAGATGTTGTGGCTCAATACAACTGTTTTCCTGCACGGTATGACGCAGTGAAGGCTGAGTTCTCCCAAGGGATCATCTTTTACATCAATGGATGTAGATGTGCATTCCAGTATTACTTCTCTGACGATGCACTGGAGTTTGCGAAGAAGGTTTGCGAACTGGCAAAAGATCGGGGAACCAACATCAGCAAGATCGATAAGATCATCGCATCAATGCTGATGCAACTTGAGGCAGAAGAACTGATTGAACTGGATCAGGAAAATCTCAACGAGATCATCCGTGTGATGCACGAACGACTGATGAAACAGGTGCCGAAACTGAAGGTACCGGAGGGTAACTATGAGAAAGATGATTTTTGATACCTTCACGGCAAGAGCAGAAAACAACACGCAGGAAGCTATTCTGTGGCTTCTGAAAGACTCTGACTATTTTCACAGAGTCACACGTGGAGAACTGGTAGACAAGTTACACATGAAAGATCGCTCGATTAGAGAGCAGATTGAGAGGATGAGAAGGAACGGAATCTTCATCGCAGGTGACATGGATGTCGCAGGATATTTTATTCCACAGTCGATGGATGAGTACTTAACCTTCGAAGCGAAGTATAGCGGTAGGGCATTGACAACCCTCTACAACAAGGGTCAGATGCACAACCTTGCTGCGGAGCTCTTCTCTGGACAGACAAAGATGGAGGTAAATATATGACCCTGTACGAGATCAAAGAACAGTACCTGAACGTACTCAACAATCTTGAAGTTGATGAGGATGGAGAAATTACAAACATCGATGTAATTGATAAGGCCGAAGGTGACTTCAAGGATAAGGCTGAAGCCGTTGCTTGTTATATCAAATCCTTGGATGCCGAAGCGAAGGCACTCAAGGAAGAGATCGAAAACCTTAACGCACGGATGAAGTCGAAACAAAACTATTCCGAGAAACTGAAGGACTATCTTTCCTTCTGTATGGAGTCCACACAGATCGAGCGCATTGAAACGCCGAAGGTGAATCTGTATTTCAGGAATTCCAGTAAGGTCGTAGTAGATGATGAAGCAGCCATCGATGAGAAGTATATCGTGACCAAGACTACCACGACTATTTCCAAGAGCGCCATTAAGGATGACATCCGCTCTGGCATGGAAGTTACAGGAGCGCATGTAGAAACGACAAGGAGTCTGCAGATCAAATGATGGAATTGCCGATTGAACCTCCTTGTAACAAGGTGGCAGAAGGATACGAATGGTCCCCAAAAGATGATGAATATTGGGACATGAAGATAGACGAGGAAAGGGACAAGGAATATGAACCATGATTTCAGGCTTTTGAAAGCCGAAGAAATAGATGTGCGTGTCGGTCAAGTCTCAAAAGGAAGAGCATCCCTACTGCTCTATAAAGACGCTCGATGCGACATGGCAATCTTGGATGAAGTATATGACGGAAGGTGGCAGAGAGATCACAAAGAAGTCAAAGGCAACATGTACGCAGGTGTAGGTGTTTGGGACCCTGAACTGATGCAGTGGATTTGGAGATGGGACTGTGGAACAGAATCCTATACCGAGAAAGAAAAGGGCGAGGCCAGCGATGCCTTTAAGAGAGCTTGTGTAAACCTTGGTATCGGAAGAGAACTTTACACAGCTCCACCGATTTGGGTAGACGCAGAGACAGAAGCTGATGGAAAAACGCAAAAACTGAAAGACAAATTTCAGTTCAGTGGCTGCAGGGTTTCGTCCATAAGTTACAGCAAGGATCGTAAAATTTCTGGACTTGACATCGTGGATAAGAAGGGCAATAACATCTTCCACTTCGGAAAGAAGAGTGCTGCGAAGAAGGATGAACTTCCTCCCGAAGCAACATCCCACGACACGAGCAGAAATACAAATGTGGGTGTAATTACTACCGCACAAGCGAATGAGATCAGAGACCTTGCGGAGAGGGCTAATGTCAGTACCACAGTTATCTGCAAGCGGTATGGCGAGTGCGTAAACATCGAGTCAATGCCTGCAGTCTACTACGAAGGATGCATCAAGAAGCTGAAGGCAACGATCAATTCAAAGGAGAATAAAGAATGAGTTTGAACAGTGTAGTCATAGAGGGTCGCTTAACAAGAGACCCTGAGTTAAGAGCAACTGAGGGTGGAGCGTCTATCACGAGATTCTCTATCGCAGTAGATAGGGACAGGCTGAACCGAGATGGGAAGCGTGAAGCAGATTACATCTCCTGCATCGCCTTCAATAAGACAGCAGAGTTTATCGATAAGCACTTCAATAAGGGCAAGGGAATCAGTGTTGTTGGAAGAATCCAGTCCGGCTCTTATAAGAATCAGGAAGGCAAGACCGTATACACCACAGATGTTGTCGTAGACAGAGTGAGTTTCCCCGTTGGGAATCCTAAAGGTGAAAATTCAGAGAGGGAAACCGAAGAGCAAGAACAGATTCCTGCAGGCTTCGAAAAACTCACAGATGACGATATCCCCTTTTAGGAGGTTGACATGAGAGTATCCAAACATAGCAATCACGCAAATATCGCTGGAGCATTATCAGGATCACTGCGAAGCGGAGATGTAGAGAATCTTGACTTCATGGCTCCTGCTGCAACCTACAACGCAGTGAAGGCGCTTGCACTGGCCGCTGAGTTCATCAAACCACAGGGGATTAAGCCAGTCATTGAAGTTAAATCCTTCAAGACTCCTGTCGGTAAACATGAGGAAGAAAAGACAGTCTACCGTTTCGTGGTGCACCCAGTTCCCATTACTGAGGAGAATGATGATGAGTAAGCAGGAAGAGGAGCTGACACAGTTTTGTGTCTACCTTGGGAATGATAAAGAGTGGAGAGTCACAGCAGACTCGTTCCAATTTATCTTAGCAAAGAAGTGTGTCCCTAAAGAAAAGGGTAAGAAGAATTACTACAGGGTCGAAGGGTATTACACCAATGTGCGGAATCTTCTTGAGAGCCTTGTGAACAAGAAATTAAGAAACTCTGACATCACAACCATCAAGGCGATGCAGAAGGAATTGAAAGCGATCCACGAAGAACTTGAGCCATATTCCAAGGTGATTATTGGATGAATGAGTTCAGGCGCTGCCTTTACTGCGGCAGGATTTACAAACCCAAAAGTAAATATCAAAGATTCTGCAGTGACTGTGAAGGTGAGCGAATGAATGAGTTTAAACGGTCAAGAGAATTTAGAGAGTGTGTCAACTGCGGTCGTGTGTTCCTGTCGGTAGACGGAGAACAGTTGTGCAAGTTTTGCAAGACTCTGGAGGCGAGAAAATGAAATGTATTGTTTGCGGAAAAGAGGACAAGGATGTCTTATCAGGACGCTTTTGTTCTGAGGAGTGCAGACAGAAATACATAAACTACATAAAACTCCAAGAGAAGATCGAAGGTAAAGAGAAGAAACTGGATACACTCGATCAAAAACTGAGGTACTGCAAAGAGCGTGGTATTACCTACGCAGAGTATCAAATACTTGAAACATTAGGAAAGTTGTAGGCGGTGTTCTTTGACTCCTTTAGATGCTTTAAGTTGTTGCTTGGTCTGCAGTTCCCCCTTTACCGCCGAGGGGGAGACGGGCCGATAAGGAGTGTATATGGGTAAGGTCAATAGCAGGCAGAAGGGTGCGAGATTCGAGCGAGAACTGGCAGAGATTCTCCGAGAGTACGGATACGACTGCAGAAGGGGTGTCCAGTACTCCGGTAAGAATGGAGACGCAGATGTGATTGGTCTACCAGGAATCCATATCGAAGCTAAGCATTGCGAGAAAATGCTCCTGTATGACTGGATGGCACAAGCAAAAAGAGACTCTGCAAAGAACGGTAGACTTCCAGCAGTGTTCCATAAGAAGAATCGTGCAGCGATCCTTGTGACTATGGAACTGGATGACTGGATGAAAATTTACAAGGATGGACGTGAAAATGATGAGACCAAGAAAGAATCAGCAGCAGAAACAATTCAAAGCTGCGAGACGGATGATCTGCGTAAAGCAGACGGTCTGTAACTACATCGCTCAAATTGCCACATGGAATGGTACTCGGTACTACAAAGCCGACACAATCAACAAAATGAGAAAGCCAAGGACAAGGTGTCTGAACCGTGTGTTAGGAAGACATAACTGGGAAGAGAGGGTAAAGGAATGCTAACCATCAATGATTTTAAGCGGCTCAATGCTATCAAGAAGTCTGTTGAGAAATTAAACCCAAGAGCAAAGGGTATCATCGAAATTGATTTTGATGCATACCCGACAGATGCGTATCCATGTAACTTTCAGGTCTTCATGTCTAAGACGGCGTTCTATAAAAACTTTGGTGACAGAGATCATGAGTTTCACATGTATCAGTTTGATAAAAGTACAGTGGTCGGCGTAATTATCGATGGCATCAATTATCACTGTCAGGTTCCCAACGAGGAGATGAAGAGTGGTGAGATTGGATGAATCCATCAACATGGATCAAACTCGACAGGAACATTCTGAGATGGAGATGGTATCAGGACGCTAACACATTCAGGGTGTTCATCCATCTCCTCCTGAATGCAAACATCGAGGACTGCGACTTCATGAACATCACTGTACATCGTGGCGAGATCGCTACAAGCCACGGGAAAATCGCCGAAAGCCTTGGAATTTCAATACAGAACACGAGAACTGCACTGAAGCATCTCGAATCTACTCAAGAATTAACAGTCACACGATATCCGAAATTCATTGTAATTTCAATCGTTAACTACGATGTATATCAAAAGGCTAACAGGCAACTAACAGGCAATCAACAATCAACTAACAATCAACTAACAACAATTAAAGAATATAAGAATAAAAGAATTAAAGAAAAGAACTATCGTTCTATCTCTGTAGCTGAGAATGACGCTACTTCGAAGCCGTACCACATCCCAACGTTGGATGAAGTGAGAGAGTACGAGCGGATATCTTCGAAGGGTAAAGACCCCGATGTTTTCTTCGAGCACTATGAGAGTGTGAACTGGATGGCGAACAATAAACCCATCTATGACTGGAAGTCTCTTTATGAGGTATGGGAAGCGCCACCTAAAAACAAACCAGCCAAAACTGCAGCGAGTAGACCGACAAGATTTACAGATGCAGATGGAATAACATACGAGCTCATCAATGGGCAGTATGAACGAGTACGGTGAACCGATCCCTACAAGGTTCACTACCACAGAAGAGAGAGGTAATAGAAATGAAAACTATCAAAGCCAAGATCACATTTATCGAACCCATCCTCGGCAGCCTGCCGAACAACAAGGAACTGTACTCACAGTTCATTGCATCGAAAGCACCTGATGCATCCACCATCGATGATGAGATTGCAGAACTTGGTGAAGATGCCGTGACCGAGAGAGGTACCACCGTATTCCCCGGCACGATGGATGGCAAGCCCTTCATCTACGACTATCAGGTTAAGGGATTCTTCAAGGAAGCCTGCAAGATGTGCAAGATGGACCCATCCAAACTGTCCTCTAAACTTACCGCACACCTGAAAAAGATCGATGGCAATGTGTTCGTATATGCGAGTGATCTTCGCCCATCCGTAGAAGCAGGATGTGAGTGGAAGAAACTCTATATTCAGGACGCATTCCCAATCGACACATTTGAAAGACCGCTCCGTGCACAGACGGCACAGGGTGAGCGCATCAGTCTTGCTCGGTCAGAGCGGATTCACGAAGGGGCAAGTATTACCTGCGACATCGTTACACTGCTCGATAACCTTGAACCGATGATCCGTGAATGGCTTGACTACGGAGTGTTCAAAGGACTCGGCCAGTTCAGGAACGCAGGCTACGGCAGATTTGTTTGGGAAGAACTTGATGCATAGGCAGAGTAATGCATTGCATTGGTAAGGTCATGAATGTGTTGTACCGCTTAGGCTGAGCATCGAGGAATTGCAACGGTGGAGCAGGGCGGGG